CAAGGCTGGGACGGAAGTCACTGTCGTTCTCAAAATCGGTGGAGCTGCATGACAAAGTCATCGGGCATTATCTGAACATAAAACACTATCAGTAAGTTGGAGTCATTACCAGCCTGCCCGGCGTGAGTGTCCTGTGCGCCTGGCGGCGTTTGCTGTTTTGCTCTTTCCTGATGAGTTCAAATACGCGTGTGAAATCCTTAGAGGACAGGCCGTCAGTGATATATCGCCCGTCCTGATTTTTCAGGAAGTCAGGCATTTTCTATCTCCGGTGCCGAGCCAGCGTAATCGCGAATCTTGTTTCTTAGCCATGCTGCGTCAGGAAGAGTTAACGTTGTCCCGACCGGCATTTCTTCCATTTCTGACTCATGGCCCACCAGCACGCGAAATACCCAGCGCAAATCAGCGTTGCCATAGGCGCGATAGGCCGCCAGGTCTGAGCGATAAACCTCATCAATTTTTATCGTGTACTGGAAATTATCGGAGTGATACTCCGATACCCGCTTGATCATCTCCTGATGGAATAGTGCGCGCAGCACATCGTCTTCAATGCATCGATCGTCGAGCCTGCTGTAACTCATAACAGTTCCTCACAGTCATAACCTGGGGGGAACTGTATGCAGGGTGTGAAATGCGAGAAACAGACAGGCCACCAGTTCAGGGGGATGTGGTTCATAAATCCCCTCACTGGTGACAAGTGACTTTCATTAATCTTTATGCGGGGGCCAGCTTCATTGTTTGCTGGCTGTAGATTAAAAATTAAATAGTGTGAATGACATGGACGTTATTCTCGAATTGTTAAAGCTAATTGTTCTGTTTATGAACGCCTCGTTGACCACGCAAATACTGGCGTTAGTATTTTTGTTACTCTTCTACCTGGTATTAAGGGAGTTAACAAAGCTACTGAGTTGATTAAAGTATCACCGTATCTTCATCAATTACTTGCCCGGCCAGCGATTTTGGTTGGGTATTTCCTGCTTTAGCTTTTTGATCGCTGATAATGGACAGGAACGAGGCCATTATCCCTGCTTTGTTTTCTTTCTCTACCGCTCCTGTCATTTGTTTCAGGTAATCCGCGCTGGCAACATTGTGGTATACCGTTGCATAGCAGCACAGAATCATCAGGATGTGCTCTGGTCGGATATCTTGCCAGTTAACTCGATAAACCTCTTCACCGTTGCCGTTGTATTCGGTATCGACGATAGAGTCGGGGATCTCGAATGCCCCTTTGTTCTTGTCAGGCAGGGATAGCAGCCTTTGTAGTTTCAGCTCTCGGTATCTCTCCATGCCGACAATGATCGCCGCTCTGCCGTCGGCGTGCCGTGTTTTTAATGTTACCTGGCTGGCACCTGTACCGGCTGAAATGGTTGGCGTGATTTCGTCAACCAGCACCTTAAATTCGCTTTTACGCAGCTCGGCAATTGCTGGTGGAATTTTTCGTTTTTGTTCAATAGCAGATGCTGGGAGGGGCTTTACTTTGTCAATTACAAGCGCACCGTCTTTCAGGACTGCCGTAGCCATCAGCGGCTTGTTAGTCGAAAGGCTGAATATTGCGATCTTTTGCATGGCTTTTGCTCCACGATAGCAGGCACAAAAAAAGGCCGCACATGGCGGCCTGCTTTGGCGTTATGACTCCCTACCGCGCATCGGCTGAAAGTTAGTCGTCAAAAGAACCTTCAACGGGAGCCGTTTGCGCAATGGATTTTGTCCAGATTGTGATTTCCAGAATAGTGTCAACAATTTTTTTTGAATTTTTTATTCGCGCTGAATTTGGCCTAAGTCATTTTGGCGTAGATGTTTGTTTTTGTAACATAAAACTTCAGTTTGTTTACATGAAGGATGGTTTTGTGAAGTTAAGGGTTTTGGGAGCAGTGCTCGCGGTTATATTGGGGGGAGTTTCTCTTAATGCTGCCTATGCAGGCGCGTTACCTGCAAAGTATGAGGCTGGACTGAAGGTATTGCGGGACTATAAAACCGATAGACCTGATGAATTTATAGACTTTTGCGAAAAAGAAAATATCACGCTGCAACCGGTTGAACCGGGGTTTACAGGAAAGGGCGATTTCTGTTTGTTTGCGTATTCAGCAGACCGATTAGACAAGGCTATACGCAAGGCTGGCTATTCCACCAAAGACACTATGACAGCGTTAAGTAAAAGCTGGATGCAGTTTCAAGTTTATAGCCGGGAAGGAATGGGGGAGCTGTTGCAGCCGTTGTATGCTCTAGCATTGGTGCCGGAAGGTCAGCAGTTTCTGATCAAGAAAGGGTTCATGAGGGAGGAAGATGTAGCTGGTTTCGATGCCATCGTTGCCTATGAAAAACAACTCAAGGAACAGCGCAATAAAAAACCATCTGCCTCATGCGTGCAAAGCAAAACAGCAGAATACAGCGCAGTGGCTGGGCCTTTAGCCCCACAAATGGCAGAGCAATGGTGTAAACAATACGGGCAATAAGTTACGCAGCGGAGGCAGAATTGAAAAGATTAGCTATTGCTTTATTGGCAGCTTTCCCTTTGATCGCTCACGCCGGGAATTTACAAGTGAAGTGCGGTAGGTTTGATATAAAAATCTATCCGAACGCCATATTTCTGAATGGGAATAAGGTCGATAACGCGCACCGGAAAACTGAATCTGACGTAATGAGCTATGTGTTCCAGGAGTATGCCGAGATGGGGGGAACTTACACGTTGTACTCGCTGGATGTTCCTTCTCGTGGTGATATGACGTTATCTCATCAATGGCAGAATGCCGATGGCGAAGCTCTGCGCGAGGTTAAAACAGAAAAATGTGGCACTTTCCATTCTTTTAAAGGGAAAGCGCCCAATGTTAAATCTACGCTTGAAAAACAGCGTGCTGGTGAGCTTTAAGCCCCTTTAATCACGGAGATTTCGTTTCCCGCACGATAGCGGCGGGGAACGGAACTCTCCATCAGGTCGCGAATTGCTCCCGCCTCACGCAGTTCCTCTGTCTCCCAGTATCTGTTTGTCACCAGGTCAAGGCTGGCAATGACTTTATGCCGGTCATTCGGCATTGCTTCTTTTTCAGCCATTATCATCAGTGAGAACTCTTCATCCAGTAGAATTTGATACCAGACTTTTGACAGTTCCAACTCTCTAATGAGGGTGAAGCGCCGCTCAATTGTGGCGGAAGAATAAGTGAAATCAATTTTTTTCGTGGCATACATTTTGCTGTGTCCGGTCACTTAGTAGTTAAAGCCCCGGCATGACCGGGGCAAATCTATTAACTAACAATCCAGTCGGTCGCTGCTACATCTTCTGGCTGTAAATCAATCGCACAGATCTTGCCGTCGCGAATGGTGCGCCAGTTTTTCCGTGAGCCTCTTTCGGGCCATACCCAGACACTTTCAGGCCAGGATGCTCGACGGCATACGGTTGCATACCCTGTTTTAATCTTCTCTCTGGCGGTATGCAACGACAGGTTTGCCTTTGGACTTTCAGGCACAGGATGGTGAATGGCCTGAAATAGCCCCATCCTGGGATGATACCAGCGTTTGTTACGTGGTTCTGCCTCCGACATAACCTGCTTAAAGGCTTTCCGGAAGGGGGCCAGGGCCACAATGGAGCGTCTCGCGAGCAAACCATCGGGAGTTAAAAACTCATGTGTATCGGTGGGAATCCGATACGCATTGACCAGGTTACGGCATTTGGCTTCAGTCAGGCCGCATTTCGCCGCTAACTGGCGGTAGCCAATGTAGCCTTCCGGAATATTGCCTTTCTTTATTTGCTCGACGGTTTCAGCGACTTTGGACACTTGTGCCGATACTTCGGCTACCTGGGCATTAACGGCGTTGATCCGGCGTTCATGCTCAAGATGCATTTGCGCCATTTCGGCCAGGATTTCGGCTTTTGATTTTAACGGTCCCCTGGCATTCTCCAGTTCGCGCCAGCGGTCCACCAGCCGGGCGGTGAATTCGGGAGAGAGCTGCGCGACGACAATGATGCTATCGCGCTTGCCTTGCTCGCCTTCGAAGACGTAATAGCTCGCCGGGCGGCCTGCGGTGGGCTTTTCCTCAATTTGAGGAAAAGATATTACGCCCCGTTCCGCCAAGTGTTCAATGGTGCGTTTAACGTTATCAGGGCGCTTTCCTACCAGTTCCGCGATCTCAATGCTGGTCATTGTCGCTTTTTGAGAGATGGACAGATTCATCAGTGCACCTCCACGCAGTTCATTGGCAGATTCCAGTAATTGAGGATCTCCATCGCATCAAGAGTGAAGCGAGCAGCAAAAATGCAGGGTTCTTCGGGAAGGTATGAGCGCGCCTCTGCTTCGGTAGCAGCCATTACGCAGATATAAAGGTGTTTTTGGCAGGAATAGAAACGCCAGATAAATTCAGAATGAGTTGGGGTAGGGATAGTAGCCATATTGGCAGCCTCCTTTGACTAAGTTAAGGAGCTACCGCGTGAGGTTCCAATCTCAATGGCGGTAGCACTGACTGGGTTGGAACTACCGGCGTCAAAGGGAACCGGCCTGCCTTTCGGCAGCCCAGCCAGCACTACCATTGATCTCTGAGCTAAACGCTACGTATGGCTGTGCGATGGCGTGACACAAAAAAAGACGCTTTCGGCGTCTGTGTCGCCTTTGACATTATCCGGGGTTCCAATCCCGGCACCCGTTTTTCTAAGGTGCCGTAGAAATATACCTCACGATAATGCCAGGGCGCAACAGTCAGTATTTTATGCTTTGGCGGATTTCTTCCGGGCTTGCTTGCAGGCGTAGGCCATTGCTTTAGCTTTCACTTCATCCAGCTTTCCGGTGATCACTTCTTTTCCGAGAGTGACAAACCAGTCATAGCAACCGCCAGTAATGTTCTGGATTTGAAAGTTGAGGTAGCGAACGGTCATTTTGACCCCCCCAGCGCGAGTAAAGAATGCAGATTATCGCGTGAGTGGCGGACAACGAGTGATGGGAAAAGACAGTAGCTGTTCATAGTGTAGTGACTCCTTGCTTTCGGAGCCGCCATCGACTGTTCCACGGTCTGGTGGCGGCGCAATAAAGGTTGGAACACCGTGAGTCAACGGGGGCTTTTCAGCCACCTATATTGCACCGCCATTGGTATGGCGGCGGCAATCATACGAAAAACCAAACGGTTTGTCTCAAAAAGTTGACCGGTGTACCAATCGGTTGTGAATGTACAACGGCGAATCTCACAATTCAACTTAAAATGTTAGAAAATTAATTTATTAATTCAGTCACCATCTGATACAACGTCATTTCATCAGCATTGTGCCGCCTGAAATCTGCTTTGCCGCCTATTTTTCCATCAGCATGAACAGGAACCAACCAGGGGTATTGCTCGCGGATCTCTGCTGGCGCTGCGTGTTGATGGTGCCATTTACACAAAGGGAGGACGTATTTATGCGCGTTCTCTGCTGTTCTCCCGAAGATGTGGTGCAGGGATACCACAGGGCTATGCTGTCCGTGCATATGGCAGGCAATGCAGGGGAGAGCACCGATGGCAGTTTGTATCCGGCGCTCATCTGCTGTGAGTGTTCTGCCTTTCAGGCCGCGTGACGCGCGAGTTTTTTTGACAGGAGCAGAAGCGGCCTTCTCTTTTCTTCGCTGTTCATATTGCTTCGCTTTTTCAATTTTCTTTTGCCGATATTCAGGCGATGCGGCTTTTTCTCGCGCACGCTGCTGCTGGCGTTGAGCTTGCTGAAGACGCTTTGCCCTTTGTTCCTCCCGCCATTTCGGATCAGCCAGTTTTTGCAGGGCTTTTTGTGTCTGTTTCTCCCAATAGCTTTGCTTCATAGAAATACCCGGTTTGTCTACATCGCCGCTATGGTTGATCAAATGTGTTAGAAAATCAAAATTGATTTTCTAACACAAAATGAAGATACTTTTTTCAGACGCTATATCAGGAGGTCATGATGCTTGTCGCAATAAGTGCAATCCACCAGCAATCCGGTACAGAAATTGGGTTGCTATATGCCCTGTTTTTCACTGTCCTGGCGTTGTTTGAGCTGGGCATTGAACTCTTTGCTCTCATCAACTTTTGCGTAACGTTCCTGGGGAAACTTTGATGTCAAAACGCATTATGAAAATTTACATCGCGGGTCCGATGACTGGTTATCCCGACTACAACCGCACAGCGTTTTTTTCGAAAGCAAAAGAGCTGATGGAGGAAGGGCATATTGTTCTGAATCCGGCGCTGTTACCTGCTGGCCTCTGCCAGAGCGAATACATGGATATTTGCCTTGCAATGGTGCGTTCGGCTAATGCGGTCTATTTGCTCAAGGGGTGGGAGGAATCAGTTGGCGCTCGTGCAGAGCACGAGCTGGCTCAAAAGCTGGGGCTGAATGTAATTTATGAGTCACCAACCAACATTGAATGCCAAGTTGCTCCGCATATTTACCGGGAACTGGTCAATGCACTGCGTGATATCGCTGCTGTATATCACGGCACAGAACAGCTTCGTGAGCGTTTAGCCCATACCATTTCCTATTACCTGTCTGCATCTCATGAGCACAAGCTCCGTCAGAAGGTAATGATCAAATTTATCATGAGGTTATCGAAATCCCTGGCAAACGCCGATCCAAAGAATCCATTACCGAAAGTGGCAATGAATTACCTGAAGTCCTGCAACATTGTTTCTGAAGATGGCGTTCTTTTGGTTAGAAGGAGTTCTGCGTGAGCTGGCGGGGATGGGGAAGGGCAGAAATCATGATACTCCGCCAGTGCGCCGGGACTATGACAGTCGAGGGTATTGGGAGACTGATCGGGCGTACCGGTGGTGCTGTCAGGACTAAAGCGCGGCAATTGCGGATCAGCATGATTCTGAAAGGTGACTTTCACCAGTCAGCCAAATACCGGCAGAGCGATATAGAGCTGGCGCGGCAGCTTCATCAGTGTGGCGTTCCCCGCCGTGAGATCGCAGAAAAGCTCGAAATGCCCCTGGGCATGATTAATCAGTACGTTTATTTCGAAAGGAGAGTGCATGAAGTCTGAAGGTTTAACGCCCGCACAACTGGCAGAGCGTAACGCTGAGTATGTAACGGAAATTTCCCGACTTGAGAAAGAGCGCGCGGCGCTGGCGGCGGAGAATGCACTTGCTCGTAAAGCTGTTCAGGCATTCTGTGATGTTGTTGGCGACAACACTGAGATTATCTCCGAGTTGGTTGGGCAAGATGGCGTTCTGGTTATTTTGAAGGCCATGAAGGCAACAGGAAATATGTCAGCCACCGACGCTTTCCTGGCTGAAATACGTGCGGAGGCACGCAACGAGGGGATTAACTACACCGCAAGCCGTCTTGCTGCTGCGTTCAATCACGGATTTATCAATAAGTCTTTGCGTGAAGTTTTCGACGTTACACGCATGATTTTGTCAGCGAAAGAAGAGTTGGCTAATGAACCGCATCCGATTGATGGCCTGTCCGGTGAATATGCGGAGAAATCCCTTGAAGAATGGGCGGAACAGATTCGCAAAGGAGTTCAGTCATGAGCATCCGAACTGAACATGGATTTGGTCCTTCAACGGTCGAAGTCGAATGGCTTGATGATTGCCCTAAGTGCCAGCACGGCAAAGCCAGGGTAACAGGATGGTCGGTAACCAAAGATTCTTTGTGGGCGGGTGATGAGGCCGTTTGTTCCAAATGCGGTCACAAAGGTGAAATCGATGCTGATGGAGAGAATGCCTGGGTGGAATGGGACGAAATCGAGGAGGCACAATGAGCAACATCGACATCGACACACTGGCGCTGCGTGAGGCGGCAGAACGTGCAATTCCGGCAATGGAACGCCTGTTAATGTTGCCAGTTGATGATGATCTGATAAGTGAACAGGAACTTAAAGATTACGGTGTGGATATTGATGCGCTCAACGCCTTCAAATTTCTGGCCGGACCAGAAACCGTGCTGGCGCTTCTGGATGAACGGGAAAGAAACCAGCAATACATCAAACGCCGCGACCAGGAGAACGAGGATATTGCGCTAACGGTAGGGAAGCTGCGCGTTGAGCTTGAAGCAGAAAAACAGCGGGCAAAGGTTCTATTTATGGAAAATGCTCGGCTTAAGTCAGGCATAGCCGGTCTGATACACCTCGGTATTCGATATGCAGATGTTGAGGTCATGAAAATTGCTGGAGATGCCCAGCTTTCTACCCCATGCACTGACAGCATCATAAACAGCATTGCAACAGGCATTCGCATCAAAGGAGAGTGAGATGACCACATCGCATTCTGCAATCACCCAGGAAAAAGTATTTCGCTTGCTCGAACGTCTGGAGGCGCTCGCCACGGAGGAGGATATATCCCCGGAGATGCTGGTCGAGTGCAGCCGTGTGATATTGCGTCGCAAGAACGACATCGCGCGGCTGACATCTGGCGCACCATCCGTATCAGCCAGTCCAACGCTTTATTGCAGCTTCTGCAACAAATCCCAGCACACCGTTAAAAAGTTAATTGCCGGGGACAACGTTTTCATCTGCAACGAGTGCGTGAAAGATTGCAACAACATTATCCAGGAAGAGCAAAGGGAATCAGCATGAAATTTTCCAAATTTTCTGAGTTGGTGAATCGTATTTTGTCCAACAACCACAGCCATCGTCGCGATATGGATGTAACGATCGTTGTTCATTCGCCTGGCAGCATTGGTTCAACACCTTCAGTTGAGGTTCAGTCAATTCACGCTGGTTTTGATTGGGATTCCGGGAAAGTGCTGATTTTCCCAGCACAGCCACTGACCACGCTAACACCAGAACAGATTACTGATATCACGGATAGTGTGCGCAAAGGTCAGTCTTGGCACGCATATCAGGAATACAAGAAGCATAAAGAGCAGTTGGAAAAATTGTCGATTGAACTGGATGCTGCAAGACGGCGCATTACAGAACTGGAGAGCGAACGCGCGGTGCTGGCGGCGGAGAATGCGGAGCTGAAGTCTGTGCACCCTCAACCATTCGGAGCTGAGATGATGAAGGCTCTTGATGCGTATGAGAAGCATCAGGATGAAGTGCCAGAGACAGGAATGCTCAATGCATTTTTCATCTTGCGCGACAGCATCCGTGTTGAAACCCCAGCCACCGACTCTTTCCTGTCTGAAGTACGGGCGCAGGGGGTGGATATGGCTCGTAACGCGATGATTGATTTTGTTGATGGTGAAGTTGGGCCAAACAAGAACGTTCCGGGGCTGATTAGAGGCGCAGAGATATGCGTAAGTATTGCTGAACAGCTTCGCAAAGGAGGCAACCAGTGAATATCGACACGACAATAACGATCGATACGCTCCTAAATACCGGTCTGGCACTTCTCGGTTGGCTTTACATCATGTCCCGTACATGGCGATGGCTGGGTTCCATTTTCCTGAAACAGTGGAAAAAACGGCGCAAACAGGAACTACGCCAGAAGGCATTAGAAGCGTTCTATGACGCATTTGAACTTGGCAGCATTGAACCCGGCACAACAGCGAGGATAGCGACAAAAGGCGACCTGATGATAGTGATGTTCAGACAGGAGAAAACCAAATGACAGAACAGACGATGACAAATCGCGAACTTGTTGATGCCGCGATTGAACTTGCTGGCGATTTTTATTCCATGATGGGGTACACGCATCGCCCTGGCTTCAAATATTGGGAGTCTCCGCACCCGCAAGAGCAACAGGTATTTCAAATGGCCTGCCGCGCTTTTGAAGTTATTCGCGGTTCTGATGTGATGGACGCGGTTGCTGATTTGGAGGATGTTGCAGAATGATCACCGTTAACGGCCAGGCTTTATATGGCCGTATTGATGGTTCAGGATACAGAAACATATGGGTTGTTGGTGATTTGCACGGTTGCTACACCCTACTTATGAATGAACTCCATCGTGTGGATTTTGACCCGACACAGGATTTACTGATATCGGTTGGCGACCTTATCGATCGCGGCACCGAAAATGTTGAATGCCTGGAGCTATTGCAGATGCCCTGGTTTCGGTCGGTTATGGGAAACCACGAGCGATTAATGATCGATGCGTTAAGTCCCGCAGGCAATGTGAATAACTGGCTAATGAATGGCGGTCAATGGTTCTTCATGCTGGACGCTGATCGGGAAATATTAGCCAGGGCGCTGGTGGAGCTGGTAAGACGTTTGCCCTATATCATTGAGTTGAACACCGGGCATGAAACTATCGTTATAGTCCATGCCGACTATCCTGATAACGAATACCAGTTTGGTAAACCTGTTAGCGATCTCAATGTTACCTGGCGTCGTGAGCGATTTTATGACGCGGTTGATGGTGTTGGTGGAATGATCACTGGTGCAGATAGCTTTATTTTCGGGCATACGCCAGTAAACAGCCCGAAATCTTTCTGGAACCAGCACTACATAGACACTGGCGCGGTTTTTTGCGGAAATCTGACGCTAAAGCAGGTGAAGGGAGGACAGCCGTAATCCTGAACACATCGTTTATGCACTCAAAATGGTGTTAGAATATTGATTTTAATTTTCTAACATATTATTTTACCGCTTGGAACAAAACAGAGTCGGTATACATTATGAGTGCAATAATCACACCTCATTTCGTAAACGGAGCTGGTGTGGCTGTCTTTCCGGTAGACAAGCCCACCAGCAACTACATTGGCGCAGGTCGCCGTTTCATTATCTCTCCACTTCCGCGTGAACAGGCTGAAAACACGCCAGATGGCGTAGTGGATCTGAATTATTCGCTGGTTGCCAACCAGTCTCTGAAACCGTTTTTTCAAAGCGAGCGCGTATTTAACGCGTTGGGCGGTGAAGATTCGCTTGTTCATTGGGTAAGTTCCAATATCCACGATTGCCAGGCGCACGATAAGCGCGATTGCAGCCACCAGCTAACCACTCATTTCTATAACGGCTCTGCCGTTCGCCTGTGCTGGAAGCATGATGCGGAATACATGATGAAGGGGTACAGCAAGCTGGACGACCAGTTATCCCTGAATCGTGCCAACTGGGTTATGAACTGGGCTGCGAGCGAGTTAAAACTACCGCCAGAACGCGATCTGAGCATGGTTGAACTCACTTTTTGGGCCATTCGCCGAAATCTTAAAGACGAGCTGCCAGATGAAGCCGGTCGCATTGCATTTTGTCAGCCAAAACAGGAAATCCCTACCGGCACACTGAAAGAATCGGATATCACCTGGGAGCACAGCACCCGTGAGCTGGTGGACATAACCGCAGAGCAGATCGTCAACCTGTCTGTAGATGAGGATTCCGGCCTGCTGTATATGCGCCGACCAAAAGCGGTTCTCGGTAAAAGCCCGGCTTATCTCCGGTTTGTGATTTCTCGTCCGTGCATCGGATGCGGTGGCAAAGTTAATCACCCGTTCATGTACCGCGCCCGCTCGTTAAACGAACACGATCGCTGGGCCGTTCCTCTTTGCGATGAATGCGCCAGAAGCGCAGAAAACGATGTCCGGGCATGGGAAAAAGCACATGGCATACGCCTTTACGTAGCCGCTAACCAGCTTTTCGACTTCGCCATCGAGCGCGGAGTGATCACGTTCAATAACTGATGGAGTGGATCAAAAAATGAAAGAACGCGGGATGATTTTTAACGATGAAATGGTCCGGGCAATTCTTGGCGGGGATAAAACACAGACTCGCAGGATTGTTGAAGAAAAATTCTATGGACGGGCAGTGGCCGCAGAGTTGCTTGCCAAGCATTGTCCATATGGTCAACCGGGCGATCGTATTTGGGTTCGCGAAACCTACCGGGTACATGGCAAAGCGACGGACGTCGCAACGCTGGTTTATCGCGCAAGCGTGCGTAACTCCTGGACAGAACAAACGCACCGGGTTCCGGTCGATGTTTGTAATAAACCAGTATCAGAAAAGTGGACGCCATCAATTCACATGCCGCGCTGGGCATCACGCATTCTTCTGGAAATTACCGACGTGCGTGTGGAACGGCTGCATGACATGAGCGAGGCAGATGCTAAAGCAGAAGGCGCAACTCCGGCGACGTACAAGATTACGCCACCTGAAGCTGTTTATCGCGTTGGTTTTGGTGATATCTGGCGCAGTATTTACGGGCAGGATAACTGGCTATCTAACCCGTGGGTATGGGTAATCGAGTTTAAGCGTATTCAGGGGGCAACCAGTGAGTGAGTCAAAATGCCAAATTAATGGCAACAAGATAGAACCGTGCGCGGCTTTGGCACAATCGCTGGAGTATGACGCTGAATACACGACGCGAAAAGGGCTTCTGAAATACAAAATTTATAACCATGCATTAATTAATTCACAAGACCTGATCATGCTGCGGTCTGGTGAATTTTCTAAATCGCCTATTCGAGTTTCATTTTGCCCGTTCTGTGGTGAAAGTCTGAAAACGTGGGAAGCGGAGGCAACCAGTGAGCAAAATTAACTATCAAGAACTGCGCGAGGCGGCGGAACAGGCAACGCAAGATGAATGGGTAGCATATATTTTGCCGGGTCATAACGGCATTTATCCTGCGCGCACGTCTGAGGGTAGGCATTGCGGATACTTTATTGACTGGCCTGGCATTGATGGGCAAAGGAATGCTGGTGCTAATGCCCGTTATATCGCGGCTATCCCACCAAAAGTTGCGCTGGCACTACTGGATGAGATCAACGCATTAGAGGAAACGCGTATCAACGATGTTTGCCGTATTGCGGAACTAACAAAACAACTGGAGTCGGCAAAATCAAAACTCAACGAACAGCGTGAATATTACGAAGGTGTTATCTCGGATGGGAGTAAGCGCATTGCAGAACTGGAAGCACGGGAAATAAAACCAGCCAAAGGTGAAGTTCTTGTCGTTGTTTCTGGTTTTACTGGTTGCGGAAAAAGCGCCATCGCCGGGGAAATAGAAATCGCGATGCAGGCTATTGGTGTACCGGTTCAGTGGACTAATGGCGATGCGGAAAAGCGCATGACAGGAGCTGACTGGCTGACAGCGATTGATATGTACAAACCAACAGTGCGCATCGTGGAAGTTAATGTGCCACGCGCCCCTGGCATTCGCATCAAAGGAGACGCAGGAGAACAAAACGATGAAAAACCGTAAAGCAAAATTACTTCTTTTATCGCGTTCGACGGGGTACGAGAAGCTACCAATCAGCAATCACAAACGGGCGGTGATCGGCATGTTTGGTAGGGTGGTATTCGCATTTAACTATAAACCCACCGCGTCGCGGAACAGACGAGAGAAGGGGTACGCAGTGCGATGAAAAACCGTAAGGCAAAGATGCTGATAGCAAAGCCCGGGCAGCGTATCCGTATCTCAAATCGGCTTGTTATTTACTATAGATATCTGGGTTTTAGGGGGTGTTCCTCTATTCGTTTTTACGGTGTCTGGCGGAGCAGAAGCGTGGCGCAAAACCGCTGGAAAAACCACTTGCGCACTAAAGGAGAGTGAGGTGCCTACACTATTCAGGAAAAACTATCCGCGAAAGAGTAGAGCAATAGAATTGCTGTTTATCATTCTGTTTTTCGTGTTGCTGATACCAATATCCTCAATATTAGTGACTGTTCTAGTGGGGAAAGCATTTGAACCGTTAGTTGACCTGTATATCGATATAGTGTGTAAACCATTCGGGGCACTACACAATAAAATTAACCCATACAAGGAAACTGATATGGCAACTTTGACAAAAGAAGATCGTTTTACCAAAAAACAAATCGCCGAGGCAAAAATCCTCGATAACAACGGAACCTACTTCATCAACGGTTCCATTCTTCCTGTTTATATCAATGAAGATGGAGACACTTACCTTATTGAAGAGTACGAAAAAGGCGAGCCGAGCGAACACCTCATTAAAGATTTGTTCGCGGATGGCGTTATTGTTGCTGTTAATCCGATTGGCTACAACTAAAGCATAAATTATGACCAGTATTACCAGAGAACAGGCCAAGAAAATTATTGAAGCTGCCGATGAGGTTATTAGTGCGCTTGCCGGAACTAACGAGGATGTTCACCCTGGTAGCGATAACATGCTACGTCTGTGGGATGACCTGAATGACCGTTACGCGCCCCCTGAAGTTGTGCGTGAGCTGGCACGAATTGTGCTGGCATCGCTGGAAGCAGAACCGATGGCATGGCGATATCGCTACGTGAAAAAAGGCATTACGGACTCACAGGGGGAGCCGTGGGTTGGTGACTGGAAATATGTACCGACAAAAGAGGATTGCAACGACAGACCGAACTATGAAATTCAGGCGTTATTCACTGCCCCGCCTGTGCCACTAACACCAGAAGGATTGATTAAAGCAGTGCGCTTCTATGAACAGGTTAAGCGTGAAAATCCGCCAGTCGAAACCGGAGCATGGAAAGACGCTGTTGACTGGGTGCTCAAAGAGGCTTGCCAGGCTGTAAACATTGGTACCAAAGGAGATTGATATGAGCGCTTTTACCGACAAAGAACTGATTAAAGAAATCAAAGAGCGCATAGGCAGCTTGGACGTGCGAGACAATATTGAGCGCCGGGCTTATGAAATAGCGTTAGCCTCGCTGGAAGCAGAGCCGGTGGCATGGGTAATGGCTGACGACCTTAGAGATAATGCAATTGTATCTACCCCGGCCTACCCATGTCTGGATGATGCGAAAGAGCGAACAATTGGCAGTTTGATTGCTTTGTACGCCGCCCCTCCAGTGCCAGTAGTACCGGAAGAAAAACCAATGCCTAATCCTCTTAGCATGTACGCGGTTGATGCTGTTGCCGCTATTGCAGAGGTGAGAGGATGGAACGCCTGCCGTGCAGCCATGCTTAAGGGGGATAAATCATGATTAATCGAACCAAACTGGAGCACATCCTCGAGTATGCCAGGCAGCAGAGGCGCTTTGGCCAGCTTTGTAAAATTCTGCCAGGAGATATGGTTGAAATCGTGGAGATTGCCATGCGTAAGACTGGCAACTCTCCGGTAACTCCGGATAGTTGGATAAGCTGTAGTGAGCGAATGCCAAATGATGGTCAGCACGTAATTATTTTATGTGATGGCGCATTCGTTCTTTATGCGCAATATCGAGACGGAGAGTTTTTCGATATTGTCCGCAATGGTGATGAATTTTTCGAAACACAGAGTCACAATGTAACCGACTGGATGCCTCTACCAGAACCGCCTCAGGAGGTTAACCGTGGCTAACCTGCAACTTATCCTCAAAGGTGAAAAGATTTGAGGATTCGCATCATTAATAACACCGACAAGCATCCGGATGATTATTTGGATTGCTCGTTAGCAGAGCGCGTGGAATTGATATAAGAGAATCTCCGCACATCGGCAACACACAGCTAAGTATGTTCGCAATAAAGGTTAAATCAATGGCTAAATTTCGGAGAACTATTATTTTTCTGGCAATGTTATCTGCCTGCCATTTATCACATGCATCGGTTATTGTTGCAACCGCCGCAACAACGGCAGCAATTAGCGCCTCAGCCGCAAGCGAGCAGGAGCAACGCACTGCAATCAATGCATCCGCAAATACCACCACTGTAGCAGTCACGCAAGATAAGCCAAATATAGGCTTTGTTACTTGCGGAAAACGGCATGGAGAGACGGTCGGTTCTCTTGGTTGCGCAGTGTGGCATGACGAACGAGCAGAAATTCCGTGGAAATCATGGCCTGGTTACATTCTTGGCGAAAAGATACCCACCAGCTATGAAGTAAATGCTATTTCGTTCGATCAATATAACAGAGTCGCAACGGTTTACTTTTCTTATTAACACGGAGTGATTATGTGGCGCGGTAATAATCATGGCGGAAGCCAGATGATACTTACCGAATATAAGCTAGACCACAAAACCAATAAATCACGCTCAGTATATTTGCTCCGGCACAATAGCCGCGTAAGGAACACCGTGCTGGAGCAAAATCTGACCGTTGAAATGGATAATTTGGGAAACTTCAAGCCAACAATATCGCTTGATGATTTTCCTCGTGGTTTAAGCGAAAGAGAAGCAATGCTGAAATTAGCAGAATGGCTACAAAGATTGAGCATTGTTATTGAAGATAACTGGAGTCAACCATAATGAAAAACAGAAAGAAATTTTGGATTACTTTTTTTGTTTGTATGCCTTTGCGGTTTATTTGTTTTATTAGCTGGTGGTGTTAAATGGGGTACGGTGGGGTGTGGTTTTTGGAGTGGGCTTACTCTTTTCGCAGCCTGGCTTATCGCCAACTTTGAGTCAGGCGGAGGGTATTGGTAAGTGGTCTTATTCCCCACTTCATAACGGATATCACGCTCGTGATAACGGATATTCCAATTTTGATAACGGATAAGGCCAAATGAAGCATTTTTTAAGGTTGGCATTTGTTCTGGCGCTATTTGCTCCTCCGGCTGCGATGGCTGGAGAACAGCAACATTGCACAAAAGAGAATGAACACCCTTTCATCGTTATTCAATGTGATGATGGAACGGTGACAGTAGTTAATGTAAGAGATAAACGTGCAGCCGTATGCCGTAAAGGCGAACCATGCAAGGAAATAAAACTATGACTAAAATCACTAAATTTCGCATATCAGAGATTATTGCACGCATCGAAATGTATGGACACGGCGCTGGATACACGGCGGATGAGGTATTGGAGCTTGCCCAAATAGCGTTAGCAACCTGCAAAGACGGTGAGAGTATAAAGCTGATTGACTTGTTGGTGCTGGAGCTGCCAAAGCGTGGAGGGTGGCCTGATGATGTGCTCGATTGTCGCATGGTTAGAGAGGACTGCTGTGAACCATCATATGGTTTCTTTGCTTTTGGCTCTGATCCAGCGAAAAGCCCGCGTGGGCGCAATTTTTGCCTTGAGGTCAGGCTTCCGATAAGTAACCTTGATCGCGAGGAATACACGGAAATAATTTCGCGCAAACAATACGAAGAGGCTCTTGAAGCATCCAATAAGTTAAATTTTGAGCAATGGCTGGGACAACAACGCGAAAAAATCGACCTGGACTGCGGTTGTGTGTCTACTGAAACATTCATGCACTGGCTGCGGGTAGCCTATGAATCTGGCAACCGTCTGGATACTCATCCACAAGAGGTGCCGAAGCCAAGAGTAAGCACAACTCTGGAAAGGAGCTATCTTGAAACTGCATTAAAGATTAAGGCAGGCCATACGCTAGGCGTCATTGATGCCATGTTGGTTCATGAAATGGCGAAGGCTTTACTACCAGAAATTCCCGCGAATACGCCTACGCAAGTTCTGGCGCTAATGAACAAACACAATCTGCCCAGGGAAGCATTCTGGTGCTTTGACCATGAACAGTGGAGATACTCATGCTATGAATGCCGGTATTAATGATGACTGGTGAGCTTGTAGTTCTGGCTACCCGCAGCACCCCTGGTTACTACAAATCATTGTAGTGGGTGGCATTTAACGAAATCGATCACCCTATCCTGAACTTCAGAAAGAAGGGCTTTTTCACGCGCCAGGACGTCAGGATATTGACGTTCTGGCCTTACCAGATGCCGGAGCTTCCCATTAAGCAGAATGGCCTCAGAAAACACTTTTACGCTGTGCTTTATCCCCTCTGTTTCACTTTTCAACGTCAAAATAAAGCGCAATTGCTTATTAGCCTGATTCAGATTCAATACACGAATTTGCAGTTCGTCTATGCTGTTTCGCAATGGGATTGATGCCACCACACTGGTGCAGTCTCTGATTGTCTGAATTGAACGGCTAACATTGAGAACGTTATTGTGCATGTGCCTGATCCACTAACTCCGGGAGGTTTCTTGTGTCAGATCGAAATATAGCAGCTAAAAGCCAGGAAGAGCGAGACAAGGTGAACGTAGACCTTGCCGCCAGCGGCGTTGCTTACAAAGAACGCCTGAATATACCCGTGATTGCAGAGCAGGTGGCCCGTGAGCAACCGGAAAACCTGCGCGCCTATTTCATGGAACGGCTACGGCACTACCGGCAGTTAAGCCTCCAGTTGCCAAAAGGGAGCGATCCGGTGTATCAGAACGAGGATGCACCAAAAAAATAACGGCAAGATGGGGGAGACATTAAACATGCTTAACTATCACGACAACACGCGTTCTATGCAGACAATCCGCACCAATACAGCGGTGGTCGATAGCTTTCCTGTACATACTCAAGGCCGTGAAGATACCGTGGAAGTGCGACGCATGTTGTGTCGCCGGTCACCAGGCCACCAGCACTTCATCGTAACGTTTAAAAGCGATGTAGAGCGCGCCGAGAAAATCTCTAACTCCACATCTCTGGTTAAGCCGTTGGCGGAGGTTATTGTGCGCAACAATAAGGCGCGCTTTGTCCTTGAGGAGCATCATTCTGATTTTAATGAAAAAATTGAGTCAAGCATTTTGCAATATATGAATGGCAAGTTCACGCCACCAATGTGATTAGCCCCCAGCGTGGCGCGCGTACAAACCCCGCTTTCACAAACTATGCCTTTTCAATGTATACTGTATGAATAAACAGTGTTATTGAGGTAAAACGCTATGGGCTTCCCTTCTCCTGCTGCGGATTATGCAGAGAGCCGTATTTCTCTTGATCAGCAACTAATCAGACATCCTTCCGCGACCTACTTCATGCGGGCGGCAGACAGCCATCACCGTGAGGGAATATTGCAAGGTGCTTTGCTGGTGGTTGATTCCTCACTTACTCCGGTTGATGGTTCACTGCTTATATGCGCTATGGAGGGGGAATATCGCGTAAAAAGATACCGGAAGTATCCGCGCCAGCACCTGGAGGATTTAAGCACCGGGAAGAAAGAGGCGTTACCAGTAGATGACGATGGTTACACGGGTAGTAATGCTGTTTTTGGTGTGATCACTCATGTCATCAATGATGCCCGAAGTGGGGAGTTTGATGATTGTCCGGTCATTTAAGCTGCAAAGTGCTGGTGCTTTATGCCTGTGAAGTTTATGATTGCGTACACATAACGAGTACACGAGGTGTTTATGCAATCCATTAACTTCCGTACCGCGCGTGGCAACCTTTCTGAAGTGCTCAACAATGTTGAAGCCGGGGAAGAGGTTGAAATCACCCGCAGAGGCCGTGAGCCAGCAGTAATTGTCAGCAAGGCTACTTTCGAAGCCTACAAAAAAGCGGCGCTGGATGCTGAATTTGCATCCCTGTTTGACACCCTGGACTCCACCAACAAGGAACTGGTTAACCGATAATGAGGCATATATCACCGGAAGAACTTATTTCGCTTCATGATGCGAATATAAACCGCTACGGCGGCCTGCCGGGAATGTCAGATCCGGGTAGGGCTGAGGCCATTATCGGGAGAGTTCAGGCCAGAGTTGCCTACGAAGAGATCACCGACCTTTTCGAAGTCTCCGCCACCTACCTGGTGGCTACAGCGAGAGGGCATATATTCAATGATGCCAATAAGCGTACCGCGCTAAACAGTGCGCTGCTATTTCTACGCCGTAACGGTATACAGGTATATGATTCTCCCGTGCTGGTGGAACTTGCGGTGGGGGCTGCAACTGGTGAAATCCCCGTATCTTCAGTAGCGGAAAAACTACGTGAACTATATGGTTCCAATATTTGAAAAGAAGCCCGCTCAACCAAGCGGGCTTCCTACTATCACTCAATGATTTTTTCTGCTGTCAGCCAGCTAACTTCTTGCCTGTCTTTCGGCGGTTTTAGCATGTGGGCGTATTCAGCGACATTCTCCCACGGAATTGTTTTTGCCCACTCAACGATAGCATTGTGATCTGCAGTGAAGAGTGGAATGGTGTGCGATTTCAACCACTCTAATGTTGTAACGCCATGTTTTTTGGCGTGGTGCTGTGCATGATGCCGGGCTATCACTAGTAATGGCATTGTCCATTCACTACCATCATGCATCGTAAAGCGCATTGTTTTCGGCATATCTGATTCAAGAACAGCCTCCCGAATACCAGGGAACTCACCAAGAACCATACGACGGTAGTAATCGCTATTTTTACCACCATATATTTCTGCAATGTTATCAAGATAACCTTGAGAAATAATGGGGGTATCTTCTGCGTTCAACTTGATGGCTGTATAAATACCACATGGATTTTCTTCAGATTTTGCACGACCATGATGGGAATCGTAAAAGTGTCCATGCTCCTCCTCTGAAGGAGCGGACATTAAAAGTATACGTGAATCGTCACTTACTAACGATGCTCTTAACATGCTGAATAGCCGATCGCCAGCAAGAGCCGCCTCCGTAACAATGATTAAAAGATGTTCAGCATAATATCCACCGAAACCTTCCTCATAATTTCGGTGATATGGCTTAATTTCGCAGCCCCAATATTCCCGGTAACGATGAGTGATGCCGTTTCCGTCGACTTTAAAATATTCTCCCAGCAATGGGATTCTGTTACTGACTCTATCCCAATACGTACTTATGTATTGGATAACTTGCCTGCGACAATTATAGAACTTTGGGGAAACAATGACCGTTTTAGACTCAGGCATCAGGATTGTATAAAGAATACTAATTATAGCCATAACCGTCTTTTGGCCTATCCCTTCAGGAGTGGTGACGCTGACTGCTGAACCTTTTTGTTGAATCGCCTCAACAATTAGCTTTTGCTGGTGGGTTAACTTAACACCCATCAACTCTTCTGCTGCTAATGCCCAGTCATGGCTATATTTGCTTACCAGCTCTCTCCACTCTGGTAATTCGGTGATGTTTTTAGGCGTCAGCATCAGCATCCTCCGCTACCTCTGCTTCCACATCTGCCGCGACTTCATCGGACTGTTCTTCTTTGGCCTGTTCTGCAATCGCCGCACGGCATTTCGCCCTGGCTGTGGCGATAGCCTCAACTTTCACGTCATTAGGAATACTTGAGGTGACATACATATCCAGTTCTTCAGCACGGAATACTGTTTTGCCCAAGAATTCATCAAGCATCCAGGTTAAGGAAAAGTCGCAGGAAATCAGGTCTACTTCGCCTTCCGCGCCGTTTGGGAAATGGATAAACATCTGCTTGCCCAGGCCAAGCACGCGACAAGCTGCCATCATTACTGCAAGTTCCAGGTCTTTGTTTTCACCTGCTACTGGTTGATCCACACCAGTAATAGTGCCGTTCAAATGGATATTATATGGCTGATATTTAGAGATGCGTTCTACACGCCATGTGCCGGTTAAGGTTCCCTGGCGGAAGATTATTGGCGTGACCGAAAGCGACAGCTCTCGAATGAGTTGTTGCGCTATGGCTGGGTCATACAGGGGATCTAACGCGATGCATCCATAAGACTGCGCCAGTTCAAACAATTCTTCCTGTGTGCACTGAATGCCTCTTGCCGTAATAAAACGTCTGACTCCCGTTTTTCCGTCACGCCAGATAGCAATGCCATTCTCACTATCTAGCTCTTCGTCTAAGCCCAGGTATGTAAGGATGGTTCGCTCAATGGTGGCAAAGGGCAGGGACATATCATCGTTTACATCCACCAGCAGGCCGTTACGCAGGCGATATTGAATGTTCTTGGTATTTTCCACGTTAAATCACTCCACAACAAACCAGTCACAGGCCAGCAGGTCGCCAACTGAAGGCACCCACGGAACAACTACACCTTGTGCATTTTTCAAAGCGAAATGCGTACCATAAGGAGCAAGAGGAGAGTCGAAATTGATTTCAAGCTCTCCATTGATGGCATGTTTTATAGGGGTTAGTCTTGAAGCGCCCTGTTTGTCTGGAACCAGCCAGCAGAATTGGTTTTCGCCGTTCCACCCGCGCCGGGCAACTTTCTTGCCATCCTTCAGCCACATCAGCGCGTCAGAAAAGTCGGCTGCTTCAAGGTCGATTTCTTCTTGTAGAGTAGCGATACCGCCAGCAGAAATAGTTACGTCCCTGGCTGTAATGAATGTCACCCCATTGTGACCTTCAATGCTGAGCGATACCCCATTTTCGGAGGCGTCGTTAACCCGGCTATAGCATTTTTCAAATGCTTTCTCTGGCACATAGACCAGATAGCCATTTTCAGCAGTGACGAGATATCCTCCTATTTGCGGTCGGAATTTTTCCAAGAACACACCATCAACACGAAGCGTCATTCCTTTTGGCTCCACGACTTCGATACTGCCAAAAATGGGCGCATAAGCTTCGCCGACAATAACAATATCTTTGATTTTCGATGCCCGAATGATGCTGTGGCTTTTGTATTTGGGGAACACCTGAAAAGTGCTGGCCATAATCTTTCCTCTACTTAAAACTTTTCGTACTGAAGCGGTGTACGCTTGATTTCAATGCGGTCTTCCGATGTGCTACCAAAGCCACCAGCACCTCGCTCTGTTTCATCGAGTTCATCAACTTCTACCAGCGATACCGGTTCAACACGCTCAAAAATGCCTTGCATGACCGTCATTCCTGGCTTGAGGCAAACGCCTTCACCACCGGGATCTGTAATCAGTTTTGCTTTGATTTCACCGCGATAATCGGAGTCGATAATTCCTACGCAGTTAGCCAGGCGCGTATGCTTTTTGCAGCCCAATCCGGAACGAGGATAAAGTTTCAGACACCAGCCAGGAGGGATCGCCATAGCGAGGCCGGTATGCACCCACCAGCTTGAGGAAATAGCGCCGTTGCTATTGATACCTGGCGTTATTTCAACAGCAATAAAATCCATCGCCGCCGATCCGGCGGTGGCGTAAACGGGGAGTTTTGCCGCCGGATGAAGGCGTTTCACTTTCACGTTAATCATTGCTTTTTAGCTCTCCGGGTAAATGTATAAATCCGGCGTTTGATATGCGGAGCGGTCGGGACGGAGACGCAGGTATTCTCGATAACACCTTGTTCCTCCAGCGATCGCACAGCACGCAAGAACTGTGATGCATCGCCACCGCCAGACAGCCAAAATTTGCGGGCATAGACGCTGCCATTACGGATAATTTCTGCGATCACCCGCGCTTGCGTCTGGCTTTCTCGATAGCCAAAGAGTTCTCTTGCCTCTCCTTGTGGGATAGCCAACTGATAGCCTTTCCCGCTACGGTGACGGACAAAACCGTGAGCAATGAGGTTCTTCAGCTCATTTCGGGTGCGGATACACCCGTACTCAGGGAACTGTGTGTTGATATCACCAGGCTTATGCCATTCATCAGGACTATCAGCCAGGAGGGACAGAAGTTTCCCTGACAGCTCAGGATTAGTGGTTGGATAGCAGTTCAGGGATGGGTAGTAAGTTTTCATTTGCGCCCCCTTGCCGGATAGCGCCCGGCATTTGCATCAGGGGCAATGAAGCCGCTGGTGGGGCGAGTGAAAACATGGTTAATTTTCTCGGTCATAGCGCGATAATTTTCCTGATAGTGGGCCAGGAGTTTTTCAGCAGCAATGACGGTTACTTTCCGGACGTAGCGTTCAGCTTCCTCCAGATTTCGCCAGTTTTTTTCGAGGGTAAACACGGGAACGGCATCAAGTCCGGTCATAACACCGAACACCACGACCGCCTGGTCGCGCTTAACGCCCGCAGTGAAGGTTATGGTGTAACCGTCAACAGTGAAGCGTTTTGATTCCGTAATACGATTGTGCAAAGTACCCTCCGCAATAGGCGAGGGTACTTTACATTAAAATGCACTGTCTAAAAAGGTTGTTAGAAAATTAATTTATGAGTCCATCAGGCGACTATTTGCACCAACGGATGCCCCGCTACGGCGCAAATATCGCATAAGTGTTTCGGGCTTTTTCCATGTGCCTTCCTGCATGATCTCGACCATTGACACCTGTTTCTCAGCCATATCAATTGCCGCACCAACACGCGCACTATGACCTGTCCACGTCCGGTATCTTCCTTTGTTCGGCGTTGCATCTCGTTTGTTCAGCAACCCCCAGGCATCGCTGAATATTTTCTCCATTGCAGGTGCAGTAAGGGGAGTTGTCGTGATTCTGGCCTTATTACTGCGGTGTATTGGCGGGAATAGCACCGCGTCCGGATGTTGACGAAGTCCGGACACCTCCAGCCAGTCGTTCAGTACGGCGGTAGTGCAACGAGAAAGCACCTTATCAAGTCCGGCGGCGGTCGTGATGGTCTTCGTGTGTGAAATATGCAGCGTTACAGTGTCACCTGTTTGGTCCAGATCTCCGACGCGGATGCGCGAGATTTCTGACATACGCATCAGGGTATTGTATGCCACGAAGAGAAACGCCCGATTGCGCAGGTCCACCAGCCGCTCGGAACGGGACAGCAATACGTCGAGCAATTTCAGATCATCCCACCGCAACGGTATAGCCTGGCCTGTTCGCTCGCCTTTTTCCGTTGCCGCTTCGCGTCGGATGCGCCGCATGGCCAGAGACACACTTTTATCGTCCGACAGTGGCGGGAGGCCACATTGCGAAAGCAGCATGTTAAGCATGGCATAGTGCTTATCAATGGTGGTCGAAGCCAGATCGGCCTCATGCAACTGGAGAAGATACTCGCGGGCCATTTCCGGCGTAATCGGGAACCAGGGGCGCTGGCGCGAATTACACCACCGCGCCCAGGAATGAAACACCAGACGGAGATCACGAAGTGTATTTGGGGCATAAGCTCCCTGGTCGTTCATGAACTGCATAAAGTTTTTTGCAGCTTCCTGGTATTCGGTGCCAATATCGCGCAGAAAACCACCAGAACCGCCGGAGATAACTAGTTCACCCATGAAACTATTAAACCTCTATATACAGATAACGCTACGTGAAAAATAGAAAACTGACAGGGTAGTTATAAGTTAATTTTCAAAATTCAAGCCTTTGATTCGAGGCATGATTTTTCATCCTTGTCAATACTACCTGTTTACTGGAGATTATAGCCTAACTTTAAATAATGCCAATTATTTAAAGTTAGAAATCGGGACTTTTTTCCCAAAAAAAACACCGACCAGATCACTTCGCAAATCCGTCAGCCATGCGGTAGCCGTTCCTGGTTACATTTTCTAATAGGAACAATCAAAAAAAAGCGGTTTTATCCTTTACTCACCTTGTTATTCAGCATAAATTTGTCACAGGACTTTTATGTTAGAAAACTAAATCGAGTAGGAATAATGAGTAAGAAGTCGATCGAGAATGAGTACAAACGGTTCCTGCAAACCGCTGAACGGTGGAAAGAGCTGGTGGTCGCAAACTCTGTTTTCCATGATACCAGTTATGTTGGCGAGGAATTTCGCCATGTTGCATTAACACATGATCCGGCTGTATTAGAAGAAGCTGAAAAATGCATAGCCGAATGGAAAGCCTTTGTTGATCTGTGTCGCAAGGATGATGACAAAGCCTCAAACATTGTTGAGTCGGTTTATTTACCGATCCCATTCATTGTTGAGGATACTAATCAGAGTACGCATATCGTTATGCAAAGCGCAACCACAACGAGAACATTTACGCGCGAAGACCTGCTGAAAAAATACGATAAAACTATAAAGAAAAGCATGAAAAACAGGATATTTTCACAGGTTGTCGGTGCGCTTGAAGAAGAACGCAGATTCTTCGCCGCTGAACGTGAGGGCGAGGTATACCGCGCAAGAAAAGAAGGTTATACCGATGTGGTGATTACCACCAATATCGAGGGCAACAATGGACTTTCACGCTTCAGAGTGGGTACGCACGGTGCGCTGATCTTTGCCAGAAAAGCAAACACAGAGATTCCCGTTGTTAACAACGTTGGTGAGCGCCGCACCCTTACCATTTACACTGGCATTAAACCGCTTCCGTGCGGACTTCTCGGCGAATTTGACCTTTATCGGGTTCGTGATCTGGAAAAGCAGCAGCCAAGCTATGTCGTGAAGTCATATATCCTGAGAAACATTGATATCCGCAATCAGAGTTTAAAAAACAAATCAGATAAAATGCTGGCCGAAGCCGATCCAGCCATACACCAGATCGTTAGCCGGAAAATTCAAGAGGCTAAAGATGCAATGGCAAGGCTGGATAAAATGGACCTGGAACTACTGGAAGTTATGATTGCCTCCGGCGATGACCTGACAGGCATCCGCCTTACTGAAGCCAGGAAAAAATACGGTAAAAGCGTTGAAGAACGCTATGGGTACACATTCACACAAACGATGTACGCGGCAAAACTCTGGTAATCGCAAACCACCCACAAGCCCCGAATCGCCGGGGCTTTTAAATGTCAATATCAGGAATATCCACTTCTGCCAACACCTGATCGCGGAATGTTGCGAGTTCTGCGCCAATGTCTTCATTAGCAGGCACGTAATCCACCAGCATAGTGAAGCAGTAGGTATCCCATCTGTCCGGCGACTTGATGTTTAACTTCTGCCGCATGTGCTCCTTGCGCATCATCGCTACCTTCCCTTCTTCGTTAAGCATATACGGGATTTTTGATGCCTGATCTGCGGTTTTGGGGTCACTATCGATACGCATACGCCCGGATTTAATGGCATCCCCTGCCATAATATTGGCGTAAGCACGCTGATTGACAAAGCGTTCTCTGTCTCTTAGCGCAAACATAGGCTTACCCCAACGGATGCGAACGGGATTAGCACCACGGCGGACAAGCTGCGCACACGTATCTGAACCAAAGCCATCAGCATCCACAGCAATGGTGATGTTCGGGTATTTATCAGGAGTGCATTCGTTATAGATAAAGTCGGCAAAAGCCAACGGGTCCATAGTGCCTGACATCTCCAGTATCTTAAAGTTCACAACGCGTCGTTTCTCACGATAACCGGATACTTTGCATATATTGAGCACCGATTTGTCGCGACCATTACCGACGTCAGCGGTCGCTACCCAGCCCCAATCTTTCTCCAGCAACACTTTACGCCGTGCGGCGCGGTCGCACTCATCACGACCAAGCAAATACCCGTTAATTGCACGCGGGAACTGGCCCAGCACCTTAACCATGTACTCCAGCGAATCCCTGCCGCCGTACTCCAGCAATTTCTCACGAATAAAGCTCGGTTCAACGAATGGTGATTCTTCAGAGTTAAGGACTATTGCCGTCCAGACACCTTCCGGATTGCCTTCTGCCTTTGCCCTTGAATGGTGAGATTCATAAAAGTAACCGCTTGGACGCGTAGGCTGGGAAAGCATGAGCATACGGTTATCTTTCTGCGTTAACGCCCCCGTCATGACGTTAATCGCCTTATCGGATATGCCCGATGCTTCATCAAGGATTAGCAGTAAATGCTCCGCGTGCTCCCCCGCCAGTGCCTCTTCGTTACCGAGTCGATAACCTTTACAGAGCACTTCCCATATCCCTTTACGGGAACGCTCATAAAACATGGTGTCAGACAGGACAAAATAGGTCTGTAACCAGCCGTGGCGCTTAACAGCATTCGCCCAAAACTGTTTCACGTATTTGAATACGCCTGTTTTTACCTGGCCTATTTTGTTCGCAACAATAATGACGCGGGCGTCGGGGAACAGGATCATAAAAATTAGTAGCAACATCGCGGTAAGGGACGACTTACCCGTTCCGTGTCCGGACGTAACGGTCGTCCTGCTCCCCGTCTCCTGCACTGACTGAATGATCTGCTGCTGCTGGTGGGAGGGGAACATCCCAAAAATATCGACAACCGCTTGGGTAAAGTTGTATCGATACCTGATAACCATATCGCGCCAACGTGGATCACTGGTGACGCACTTAATCTTACGACCACCAGCCATTAGTCATCCTCCGGCTGGTCTATCGCAATCTCGTCATCCACAGCATCAAAACCGGTATCCCCCGCGTCATAATCACCGTAGATATCAGCCGTGGCGGAAGGGTCTATATTCAGGTCTTCATCATTGGCCTCAAATTCACCGGCTTTACGTTCTCCGTTCCGGTCGTAATCCCCCATCCCAAGCCTATCAACGATTTTCGCTACTTCAGCCCGGCGTTGTGCAAGCCATTGTGGGAGTCCAGCTTGTTGCTCGGCAAACTGCTTCGCCTCTTTATCCAGTTGCTCATCATCAACATCGTTAACGTCAGAAACCGGAGGCTCCAGAAGTGAGATCGCTTTTGCCGCTCGTGCCGCCAGGATAGCCGGGACACTGACGCCCTGCCGCTCGATATATTCAGCAACACCTATATCATCCAGCTCCTCGCGCTCACGCATACGTATAGCGGCGGCGATAACTCTGGCGGCGCGTGCGTCAGCGCCAATGCGATACTCAATCTCCTTGCCACGCTGCTCGGCTTGTAGGCGGGCAATCGCCAGTTTTTCTCTGGCCTCAGCCTCCCTGAATGCCTGCTGACGCGCGCCCTGCGCAAGTTTTTCATCCCCCTGGCGTAGCTTCTGCTCGTTCTGATAGATGGCTGCCAGCCTGGTGATAAAGTCATTCATGTAGTAGGCCGCATCGCTGATCAGTCCGAGAAGACGCTGCCCTGGGTGCATCCCCTCTGGCTGTGTATCACCGAGGGCGTCAATCTCTTCCTGTAGTCGCTCCGCTTCCTGGTCAACGATAGCCTGATACTGAATTGCTCGTTCCTGCGCCATCTGTATCGCAAGTCGTAAATGTTCAGTCGCGCCGTTCTTCATCATCTCACGGGCGACGTTGGTGGCTGGCAAAGTGGCGCTTTGAGCTGATGAATCAGGGATCATTTGCAATGATCCCTTGTTTCGTTGGGCTTTTTCGCTGCTTTTAGGGATCATTTCTCCAATTTCATCACAAAATGATCCCTTCACATCCTTGTGTATCTTGCTGTTATTGCTTGACTTTTCTTTGTGATCCGCATTTTGTTTTTGCGGCATGGCGCGGAACCGTCCACCAGCTAACGATTTGTCAGTTTTTGTAAATTCTGTGCTTTTATCAGCCTTTTTTTGCTCTTTTTTTGAGCCGGTGGCGCAGCTTTTTGCGCGCTGTTTTGTACTTTTCCCGGCAGCCTTAGCTTTCGCCTTAACCTCATTTTTTTTCATATTGAGATGCTTTCTGGCGGTGTTAAAGCTGAGGTCATGCTGCTCGCAATATTCTTTTATGGTGATCCCGGTTTCTTCTCTTAACTCCAGGAACTTAGCTCGATGCGCTTCCCAGTTAATTAACGTCATAGGGAAGCCTCACGTTTTTTCACAGCGGCGTTCCATAGCTGGTTAGTCATCGCCACCAACTGACGCTGCTCCTTTCGTAATTGAGCTTCTATCTTTCGGTTGGTGTTTTTCACCAACAGCCGACCGAATTCAGGAGTGCGCCCGCGCACCTTGAACTGGTATCCATTCAGGCCATGTAACCAATATTTCCGGGGGTATACGCGGTCGTCTATTTCGCAAATGGCACGACTGGAACGAACAAAAAAACGTATGATGTTATTTACGTTTACGCGCGACACATGAAGGTGAGGATATTGTGCTTTTGCACGGCTGGTGATTTCGGTGACCGTCAGATAGCAGTCAGCCCTGATCATGATATCCGCTATTTCGGCGCTACTGATTTGCTCCATTTATCCCCCGGATAGAAAAAGACCGAGGGGATGATAATCAGCTTGTTAATACTGAGAAGACTGTCAAAAACATGATGTATTAGAAAATTAATATTAATTTACTAACACTACCAGCGGGATAAACGAACAACATGCTTAACTTTTGCCTCCCACTTCCCTTTATGTTTGTTGATCACCGCCTGGGCCATCTTCAGACTGGCTTCAAAATCGGCTTTTCGACCACTATTACCCACCAGCAACGCTCCGTCTATTTCAGGTAAGCATAAGTAATCCTGCTCGACGGTAAGCGGCATTGATGATGTAACCTGGCAGGCTTTCCATCTGAAGCGTATGCGCACACTCCTGACTGACATCACGACATAACCTGATATTGTGCTCTTGTGTCCGGCGTCTGTGCGTGTAGCCTTGCATGATGTTATCTTGCAGGTGATGATGTCCCAACCAATGTGCATCGCATCCTCAATGCGTAATTTAGTAGCCTCGTACATCAAAAAACCTCCCAGTCAGTAGCGATAATATCAACACCAGTTGCAAACCAGTCTGTCTGCGCCTGTAAATCCCCATTCATCATTACCAGGCGAGGCATAACCATCACATCACAACCTTCAACAATATCGAATGCCTCTTCCGGCAGGAATTCGACGAGCTTTTCTTTGCTACCAACACTGCCACGGAGCATCGATATATAGCTCCCTTTAGGCCATGATGTTCGCCGGGCATCAAGCCCCTTCATCATCCAGTAAAAGGCCGATGAGAACGGGATGTTCTTTTTGGCGATGAGCACGTTATTCGCTTCTGTGTACTTCAGGAACTTAACTAACCTTACCATCGACTCGGATAACGCAATGTACGGCTCATGATTGATTGCTGACACACTTACGCCGTGCAGTCCAACACTTACCACTGTCATATCACCGTTCTGTGCGGTTTCGATGTTGACGCCTTTACGAACTAACGCTGCATAAAGCTCCTCGCGCTTTTGCGTCCAGCATTCTCGTCGCCCTATAAAGTCACTCAAAACGAGATCATCTTCTGAATACGCGTTATCGTTCGCCGTTAACATAACGTCTCCTTTTTTACACGCGCGACTATCCCCCGGCTGAACCGGTAGTGACGTCGTAACTTCGTATTAATTAAGGGTTACAGCCTGAGCGGCTATATGATGAATTGAAAGGAGTTGTGGCGGTGGTGCCTCCACCTGCCAGGTTAGCCACGCCCGGCGACGACACTTATCAGAACGTAGTGAATGAAAATGGCTTCGTCACGAGCGCATAGCCGCAATTACCACAACGGAGAAGGCGCTCGTATTAATTAAACACCTTTTCCTGTTGTACGCCGTGCTATTCCGGCTGTCACACCGAATCGCCAGGATGGTGAGTCCCTGAGTCCGCTATCCTACCAACGGTGACTTGCACATTCCGGCTACCTGATGTGCCCATGCAGTGTTAGTAAGGCACCTAACAGCTACACCAGACCGCTAACGACGCATGTGCCATACGCCGTGTTACAACCAAATGTGGTGGCCCCTACCGGACTTGAACCGGTGACCGTGCGATTATGAGTCGCCCGCTCTAACCACTGAGCTAAGGGGCCAGATTACTGTTAATTACGCTTACGCTTTTTGCCAGAACCGCGTAAGGCTTTTGCCGCTTGCTCTACCCCGTATGCAACCACCAGCAGAAACAATAATGTCCACTCCGGGTTTTTATCGGCAAACGCCCAAAAATCCATCACTTGCAGCCACCTTTTAAGACAAAACGCCATTGCTGTTAGGTTGCGGTGCCGGGTGCCTCCCGGTGACGTTAACCAGTTAACAATTAACGCCGGATCACTTATGGATTCTCGTTACGCCAGTAAAAAGACCACCTTTACTGTTTTAACTGTTCCGCGTGCGCTTAGCCGCATTCACCGCAATGGTAAGAGCATTTGGCTGACTGGGCGGCGATGACGCCTGTACGCATTTGGTGATCCGGTTCTGCTTCCGGCATTCGCTTAATTAGCCAAATACTCTTAACGTTGCGATGGCGGAGAGTAATGGAATCGAACCATCATCGCTTGCGCGACGGGACGGTTTTCAAGACCGCTTGAGCACCATGCTCCCTACTCTCCAGTGATTGTGGTGGTCGGTACTGATCTCCGACTGCGCCTCTTTTTTTCATAGCGCATAAGGCCGGTCAGTGCGCTTGATGACTGAGGCATCGATATTTACTACGCCGCCTCGTTGCCATAGGGCGGACTTGCGCGCCAGCAACGCGCATTCACCACAACGGAAAGAGCATTTATGGCTCGCATCGCGGGAAAAAGCCCACGGTAGAGAGTCGAACTCTACAAATGCTCTTACCTGTTGTGTTGTGATGACCGGTGCTGATCTCCGGCTTGCGGTAATTTCAGACTCTCACGGGCGTTTAATTGCCCCGCCGAACAGCTCTTTTCCGCAATAGCTGCAATGTCTTTCGCGCATCAGCCTGCGCATTCATCACAACGGTAAGGGTACTTCGTAGGGATTCGAACCCTCTGCCAAGCTCGGCGATCTCCGACGTCGCAAAATACCCTTACCTGTTGTGCTGGTGCCGATTAACGGACTCGAACCGCTGACATCCTGCTTACAAGGCAGGCGCTCTACCAACTGAGCTAAACCGGCATTGGCGATGGTGGATGGATTTGAACCATCGACCCGTTGATTAACAGTCAACCGCTCTAACCGCTGAGCTACACCATCACTTGCCGGGTACGTCTCCGGCGAGGGCTTCCACCTCCGTATGCTTTTCGGCGCACCGCGCCCTGGCTGCAATTCGGTAACAGGGGATGCATAACCCTGGCTTCTAGCGTGATTAGCGCCTTCAGCATGACGGGATATACCCGTTACAAGACATTATTCCAGAAAGCCATTAACCAATGGCTGTTACGCGGGAAGGACGTAACAGGTAAGGGCGCTGACCAGAAAGACCTGACCCTTCTCATTCATCTGGTTAATCACACCAGCGCCCTTGCCTGTTATGCCTCCCCGTTCCCTAATACACAGACGGGGACACTCTGCGGTCGATTTTTTGACGGGGGACGACTCATACCCCGTGGCGTCTGGCTTCTTAGGCCGCTACCATCATCAGATCATCGTTTGCATTTACTTTAATGGTCGGATTCTAAACCGCCGCAAAGTCGCTAACCATGACGAAAACCCTGAAAAAACACCCACCCGAAGGTGGGCAAATATCCCACTCACGGTATTGCCACTTAGGCGTATGGTCAGCCTGGCAAATCGGCGTCATAAGGGGGAAGGAGTCACTGCCCCGCCATACTTGCCGCCGCGCCTGTCGCGGTTATCGCTACGTATCAACATAAAAGCCGACTGCCTGAGCAAGATTCACTTTCAAAGGCCCGCAGAAAGGAATCCATAGTCGGCTTTTATCTTGAAGCGGCTCTCTCTCCGCCCGTCACCGTCCTATCCCGGTTGTCGCGTTTGCCACGCCAGCCGTAACGAGGTTTAAAGTCTTTTCACGTTTTCATCACTCGACTGCCGTCTATGGCTGTTCGTTGCAGCGGGGGTGCCTCCCCCTGGGGATATCCCCGGCCTTACCCCCATTCTTTCAAAACACAATGCAAGGCCACATCCGCATAGGTGCATTACCGCAACGTTAAGGAGACTCAGAGTCAGCAAAATAAGAGGAAAACCCAACTCTGCGCCTCCTTAACGTTGAGGATGTGCACTGATGATGACCCGATGCAGCCTGGCCCACTTAACATACTCACTGCCAGATCATCATCAATGAACACCTTAAAAAGACCTTCCGTGGCTCAAGTCACTGTCGTTTACTCCGTAAAATGCTCTCGCTGAAACCACTTTACGCACTAAACCTGCCGGGCATGTATTTGCACGGTGCCGGAGCTTTCCCTTACCTTAAAATTTACTTTCTAACACTTAAATTTGTTTTATGCTGGTGGGGAAAGACAATGAAGTGACTATCAAACCCGCAAGCGACATGGGAAGCTCCCCACCAGCACGAAAAATTCTATGTTAAGTTAACCTCATAATCAATATGTTAGAAAGACAATTCTAATTTTCTAACACATTATTTCCCGTAAAGATTTTCAACTCCACCGTTCTTCTTATCCCACTCGTTCGCCCATACCCGGCAAGCATCAATTATTTCCTGACGGCGATCGCCCTGCATGAACGGAATGCTTTCATGAAAGCTGCTTGGAATGCAGGCCACACTGAACACTGTATCAAACTCAGTCTGCTTGATTGCCTCCAACGTCTCTGGACGCATTTTCAATTCGTCGATCGGTGCATCCTTAGAGTCCATAATCCGGCGATGCAAGCGTGGAAAATCCGTTTCAAGGTACGCCATAATTTTATCTGCCAGACATTCGTCTATGTCGGTATTCCAGTCAGTTTCGAAGCCAGGAATTCGGTAGTAAAGCGGCGTTCCCCATACTGACGGGATCACATCCATCGTCAGCAGGCGGCTGGTTCTGATTTGCTGATGGTAATTTGCCGTCAGCAACGCTTCGCCACGTTGCCCAGTCTCCGCGACCAGACCATGCGGAAACTCATGGATATAGGCAATAGCTTCTCTTCCGTCATACATTAGCGGGAATGTCTCTGGCCTTTGCCCCATGCCACAGGCGCGATTCAGATCATGACCAAGCTCTGAACACTCTCGTTTCAATGTTTCAATAATGCTCTGCGCCGCTGCTAACTTTTTACGCAGTGTGACGAGTTCGCCTTGATACTCAACGCATTGCTGATTTAGCTTGGTTAAACGCTCTTTTAGTTCGCGACGCTCTCTTTTCAGCGTGCGGTTATCTTTCTCCGCAACATCCAGTCGTTTTGTCAGGCTTGGCGGATAGTCTTTTTTGTAACGACTCAAATCGACTTCAGCAGATTTGCGCAGTGTATTTGCCTGCTCAAGACGCGCCTCCAGATTGCCGATCTCATTACGCATATTCGCGGCAAATTGATTAACTGCATCCCCCAGGCTTTCAACTGTCGCTGATACACCAGTGACTTGAGAAAAACGGATCAAGCCATCATTAACGGCTTGCTGATATTCCTCAAACTGATCCACCAGCTTATTGTAATCAACTGCCCCATCATCAAGGAGCTGGTTGATTTCCGCCACCAGGTTATCTGTAGTGGCAATGACGCTCTCATGCAGTCGCTTTGACAGGTCATCGCCCGGATTTCGTTTCTGTATAAGCGCGATTTGTGTCCGCAGTGTTTCAATTGCGGTTGAGATGATCTCCAGGCTTGATGATTCTACTTGCTGACTCATGTTTGTTCCCTTTCTTGAAATTAGTTTTCTAACATATTTTATTAGTATGCAATTTCAATAAAAAGACTCAGGCAACAAAAAACCCGCCAACTGGCGGGTTTATGACCGTTTAGACGTGTTGGAGTAGCATGTATGCCATATAAATCAAAGCTATCAGTACGACAACTACCTCTGAAATTCTAAACGCGCGCTTTACTATCTGCCGCTCACCGTGGGGTATACCATCCGAGTATTCCTGATCCGTCATTTTCCCCAGCCAGCTTACCGATAACAGAGCTGCATTCTCACTCATATCAAGTTCACTTACGGCCTCTCGTATAAGTGGAGCGGTTACTTTCCTGGAAGCAACTTTCATGGTTATGCTTCTGGTTCTTCCGGCGTCATCAGCAAACGTCAGATTTACGTGGTGTTTTCTGCTCAATGAACAAACTCCCAATCATTGGCTGTCGCGCTTTCCGGGGTAATGCATACCTTGTCGCCGGTAACTATGTTTCGGGCTTCTAATGCCCCATCATCCATCTTTTTAAGCTCTATACAGAAAGAATGAGGCCATGAGCAGCGACGAGCAACAACGTTAGCACCGGCAGGGATAAGTTCAGCCACGTTAAGTAAACGCAAAACGATTTCTCCGTTTAATCAAGATTTACATATTCCGTGATAGCTTTTATGGCTTCATCGGCACTGCGCGCCTCAAAGCAGTAATAGCCTGCTTCCGTGAGGCGGGTCATCCAGACGAGCTGTTCGGGAGTCAGACGGTTTCTCCCGTGCTTCATCTCAATGCGCATTCCGTGATACCCACCACGAGCAAGGTCAATAGAAAGGTCCGGATAGCCCTTCTTCTGACCTTCTGCCACCATCTTAATGGCTGTCCTTTTGCCTCTCAGGCCGCCGTTCGGTGTTGAGTGTGTGTGCTCATACACGTATCGCATGTTGCGATACAGCCAATCCAGAACGCGAACCTGTTCGTAATGTTCGTAATTCCGTTTTAATAAGTCAGGATTTCTTTCTAACTCTCTTAGTGCAGCAGCGTGCGGGGATATTTCAGAATACGCACTATGATGCCTGCGCCTTCGCATCAAATTTCTAACACAAACTTCCTGAAATCATGAACACGATAATAACAAGAGCGTTAGTTTTATCAAAACCGAGGGGAATACTACTAAAGAGATAGGTGGATGCAACAGGTCGGACTTGTTTTTAGAGTAAATGGTGATGCGGGTCAACAAGCCGGGTAAATTGTATGTCATTTACCCAACTTGTTATTTTTAATGGTTTATTTTATCCGGTTCGTTAATTTCCGTAACCGCCTTGTCGATAGCAATCATCCATCCTTCATAGGATAAATCATCAACAAGCCCCACCAGCTTATCGTCAGTGTGCGGAAAATAAATCCATCCCCATTTCGAAGGGTTTTCTATATGCCGCAGGGTAAATACCCGCTTATAACGGTGGTATTCAAGGGCGTATCCCTTCCCTTGTGAGTACGCTTTTAAGTCGTCGATCGTAAACCTACGATTCTTTCGCATGGCTACCCCACGATTCGATATTTCTCTATAGACTCGTCGTAACTTGTGTATACGTATGGCTCTGTATCATCAGCATAAGGCGCGACTTCCAGAGCATGAACGGGATTGTATACCGCGTCATTTTCCAGGCGATCGCTCGAATACAGATGCCCGGCTAAAACCGTAAGCGCCGGGCGACTCATTTTGTAGATCTCTGCCACATCACTATCTACAACTTGTCCAAATGATATGTCGCCGCGCTCCAGCAATAACGTTTTAAGCGCAGGCCACCACGGCCCATAAAGGTGATAAAGCTGTGGATCTCTTTTCAGCCTTTCCACCATGCCATCCAGATATGCATCCAGAAACGCCTCTTCACTCCTGCCATTGAGCGCCTGCGGCAAAATGTCCTCAAGGTAGGATTCCGTCGGTTTTACAGTGTCAATTAATGTCGTCATTCAAATTCGGCCCCGGATGGGGCCGCTCCTTATCTGTTAGGCCGCATCGGCGATTATTTTACGCAGTTCATCTACCGAGTAACGCGTAGATACCATCCATGCCGGACGGTCAAAGTTCACATCAGCAACCGGGTTTGCTTCAAAATTCCAGAAACGCCCGCCAATCTTCTTAATCGCGTCTTTGGCGTTCCGTATTGTCGAGGAACCAGGTTGGTCGGCAATGAGATAAACCGCGCCAACGTCCTCGCTGACGCTCCACCAGCGCCCGCGAACACGCGCCTTAGCGCGAATCGGCTTATCATTAACCACAATGATATAGTCATCATTCGCCGCTTCATCAGCTCTGGCTTCTGCCACTGCCGCCTGCTCTTCTCTTTTGCTTTCAGCCTGTTCAAGCCTTTCCGCGATCTCTGATTCGGTGGCTCCGCCGTTTTTCAGCGATACATAGTCTTGCCACGTTGCTGATTTGAGCGCATCCGGCAACTCATTCACATAGTCACCGTCTTTCAACTCACGGGCGCGGCGGGTAGCCATTTCTACCAGGCGATTAACAGAAACAGCATCAGCAAAATCGTCCTTACTAATGTGTTTTTCATCAAATGCATTGATGACAGCCCCCACCTTAATCCACTGTGCTGCCGGTGATTCCAGGGGGTTATCAGCCTGGACAATGGCGAGTTTCGCTCCATCTACCCCATTATTCGCCAACTGTTCCAGTGCCGCCCATCCATCTGCATCACTGAGTGATTTATATTGCTCAAACAATGCATCGCGCCAGGCCACCAGCGCAGAACGTGTTTTTTCGATCTTCGTCTTAATTTTCGCGATCTTGACCTGATTAAACATCCGTTCAATATCATCGATATTGCTAAAGGCTTTCATCCTGCCCTTGAATAAACGGTATGCCAGCACGGTCCTCCAGAATGATTCCAGACCTTCTCCGGACGGTTTGCGGAACAAGCTAAGAATATCTTCAGAAGTGACTTTATTAAGCGAACGACCTGACAGACCACGCCCAGCCATCCAGTTTTCGAACTCCTGGGCAACATCATCCATCGTTGCCTGTGCGCCCCATGCCTGCATTCCCTGGATGTAATCATACCCATACAATGCCTGGAGGAATCCCTCACCGTCCACGATATTCAGCGGGTTATCACTGGCTTGTATTTTTGCCACTTCACGCTTCAGCGCCTCATCGTTGCCATCTGGATATATCCATCGTTCAGGTGCTATATCCGATGCTCGCCCGATTTTTTGGCCTATCACGCCATCATAGGCCGATGACAGCGCGATCTGACCATCATCTGTGCGATATGCCCAGTATTTAATAGCTGACCCACCGCCCCATGCATTACCAGGTTTACCAGCAATAACATTCATTACCCCATTGCGAATAGCATCATAGAACTGATCGCGAGTAAGTATTGTTGATAGCTGGTGGCACTGAACACCACGCGCAGCCGTTGCGCGCGATTCAGCTACCCCCTCTTCAAAAGTTACCGCTTCAATCACAGAGTCAAACGGCAATGTAACGATTGACCCCGGTGATCGAGCGTAACGACTTGCTCTATCCAGCCAGGCGATACGGCAGAGGTATTGTGCTTTTTCACCGTCAATTTTTTCCACCCGGACAATCGCTGTTGTTTCGCGATCATCAATGACTGCACGGTAATAACTACCTTTATGCAACAGGATATTCTTGTCAGTGCGCATATATTCCTGTGGGTTCTGAATAACATCGATACTGATATCCAGCACACCAGACTTAATAGCGCGCTCCACATCACCACGAGAGCGTTTCATTATGGTATCCGCGTCTTTTGCCCTGGTGATCGCAAACCGCAGCACCCGCGCACGTTTTCTGTAGCTACTCAACTGCTCAAGCGCGAATTTTTGCCCATTCCTGTTCGTACCCGCTTTTATCAGGTCGTCAAGATTTCGCTGGTAATACTCTATCTGTTCCATCGCGCTTTTCAGTTCTGTCTCCATCATGCCGATATCTTTTCCAGCGGCGTTTGCCGCTTTCAGGTAGATATCGAGAGCATTGTTGGCCTCGCGCTGTGCTTTCAGTTTCAGACGTTCTTCACGCTCTTGCGCCTGGCGAGCCATGATTGCGCGGCGTTCTTCCGGGTTTGCCGCCAGCATAATGGCGCGTTCATCAGCATCATCCGCATCACCATTGGCGATCTCTGACATGTCGGAGGTCATCACCATCTTGATCCAGTCTTTCTTACGTTTCAGCGTATCCAGACGGAAGTCGTCGAATGTGCCTTTGCCACAATAGTAGTGAACATTGACCTTCTCTTGCGGTGAACCTACGCGCGCACCGCGCCCATTTCGTTGGTCGATACTGGCTGGTGTCCAGGGTAGTGTCAGGTGGTGGATATCGGTTGTCCCGATATGCAGGTTAATACCTACTTCAGCCTTCTTGTTACAGATAATGATGCGCGTGCGCCCTTCGTTATAGTCGGCGGCAATGCCTTCCATACCCTCAAGGCCAGCATCATTTTTAGCTGAGAGATAATCCTCATATTGGGCAAGTTTGCTGTAGTAGGTTTCCCATGCCCCTTCTTTGTATTCACCGTTTTTATTCGGAGTAGGTTCAGTCGGCTTATTCACCTTCTTCAGCTTGATGCCGCCAGCCTGGCTAACGGTCGTCGCATTGATAATGCCTATCTCCTGCTCCGGCATTTGCAGTGCACTGGCGATAATACGGCGCAGCTTCTGGTGCTGGGCTTTTTCATCAATGAAGACAATTTGTTTACCGTTCTTCAGACCTTCACGAAGGTTTTCGATCAGCGCGGCATACTTCGGCGGGATGGGGTGTGATACCTGCTGCAGATCAATCCCGGCGGCAGCAATGGCCTTCAGTATTTCAGCTTCCAGTTCAATGCTGGCACGTATTTCAACATGCGCCGGATGTTCACTAAAGGTGGTCTTCACTACCTTACTGGTGCGCGTACTAACCAGCCCACCAGCGCCGTCTTCTTCGGCCTCGTCTGCATCATCTGCCACTTTACCGCCAGCTACTTTTGGCAGGGCATCAGCAATAGCTTTTACCTTGTCTGCAAGCTCAACGGGGAACTGGAATGTAATCGCACTGGCATACAGATCCGGATCTATAGCAACCTTATCCATGTCGCGGATGATGGAGAAGATGAAATCATCCGGTTTTTCGTTTGTGATATGCCCGTTTTCATCAACCGTCAGCGCATCTTTACTACTTAACTCCTGTGCACGCTTACGAAGCTCTTCATAAGCAGCCTCCTGCTCCCCTGTCATCGGGATCTGCAAGGTATTCTCGACAATATCAGGGATTTTAACCGTCGCCCCGACGTCCGCAGCAGTCTTCAGAGTAGTCCAGCGATGGAAAATACCACGCAGGCCATCAAGGTTCTGGAAGCCAACCAGCCCCTGCTTCTCTTCCACTTCCCCGGAAATTTTCTGGACCTGAACTGTGGCTGTTTTACCAAACACACGAACGAAATCATCAGGCGTAATGATGCCCATGCGCATCCACTCTTCCTGCGGAATGACAGTAGACAGCATGTTGAAGGCATCAATCGGACTGTTCACCAGCGGTGTTGCCGTCAGCATCACTACACCACGCCCGTTGTTGCGTTTCATCATGTACGCAGCTTTTACAGCCATGTCGCGGGCCATCTTGGATACTGCCGGGTTAGGCAAATATGCCAGTTGTCCCGCTTCACGCCCGGCATTAAAGGAGTTGCGGTAGTTATGCCCCTCGTCGGCAATCACGCTATCGAAGTTCATATCCTCAAAGTACGGGATATTCTGCTTCTTCGTTGTACCGGTATTCGCGGCCTGATCCTTAATCTTGTTCTTCTTCTGCGCATCACGGTGTTTACCAGACGCCAGGTCAAGACGCCCCATTTCCACAGCATTAAAGACAGCTTGCTGTGAGTTCTCCTCGATGGTTTTTTCTCGTAGCGGGATAGACGCGAATTGTTCTTTTGTCATGATGACCGTTCGCCAATTTGACGACGGGATCATGTTCATGCGCTGAACGATAACGGCGCTGGCGGACTCTTTCACAACATTTCTGGTAAGAGGCTGCCCGTTACTGTCGAGGCGTGGTTCGCCATTTTCATCAAGCACCGGCGCGGTCAGAATATTTCCGCTGTCATCACGAACTTCATCCAGACCGATAAACATCATATTGGCGAAGGCATCAGCACTGTAGAAGCTCTGTGCCTCGTGATACCAGTTCTGATAAACCGCCTTCGGAACAACAATACACGTGCGTTTAGTACGACCTGTTTCGAAGTTATACGCCTCAAGCGCAAGCGCGGTCGTGGTTTTACCCAGCCCGGTACCAAATCCCATGATGCCGCGCCCATCTTCTGACAAGCGACGAACTTCTTCATTCTGATAAGTCAGAGGAATGCGCTTTCCACTAATCCCTTCCAGGCCAAGCGGTGCGTTAGAGTGCGTGAACGGAATGAAGCCATTGAATGCGTCGTTATAGTCACGGGCTATCTGATCCGCCTGCGGGTGGGTGCGTAACCAGTCGTTAAAGCTAACTTCCAGTTGAGCAATTTTATCCAGGTACTCGTTAGCGTTCTGCCCACGCGGTTTAACACCGTTCAGGTAGTTTTCTAACTGGTTCAGGAAGCCGTCTTTATTGTTGGCCTTCTTGAACTCATTCCCGTTTTTGCCGTTTACGGTTCGTAGCTGATAGCCGGTAAATACCCCGTCCTTACCTTCGTAATCGTCCGGAGATACCAGAATGCCATCGACGACCTTCAGATCAGGTTCAGTGTACTTAAACTCGTCATAGCCCTGCTCTGCCAGGAACTCTTTTATCAAGCGGCGATCCAGCCAGCGGGCGTTCAGATTAACGGTGACTTTATTTAGTGGCGTGAAAATGCGTTTCTCTTCGATTTTCGCCAACTGACGCTCAAAGTTCGCTTTCTGCTCACCTGTTGATGCATCACGCCAGCCCACCAGCAATGCTGTTTTGGTTACAATATCGCCGCTGGTGGCGCGGTCCATCGGCAGCAGGCAGCCATACCCATCAATAGCGATATCATCAAATTTCGCCAGGTATTCAAGGGCCGCGTCGTCGTCCTCTGGCAGTTCACCAGCAAACGCCTCACGAAAGTCGCCCAGCGTTATAGGATTAAGGGCTACATCACTGAAAAGATGTGCTATCACTTGTTCCGGACGTGTAAAGTCAATACCGGCAGCACCATCCGTTACATCAAGTCGCCCTGCCAGAAGGTCAGAAGTGGAACCATCCTGTTTCACATTGCCAGTGAACGTCATCCAGTTTTTAGCGCCAGCTTCAGCAAGCCCATTCAGCTTAATCGCGTGCGGTGGTCCATACTTCGCAACTTCTGCTGCCGCCAGGCGGGATGCATCTGCCAGTTTGTCATCAACGTTCACCCCCAGGTTACGCAAATCAAGTGCCTTGTTGATCAACTGCCCTATCAACGCACCGCGCATAACGCGCTCCCTGTCTTTTTCTCGCTGTTTGCCAGCAAAGCGAATCATTGCTGCCACTTCATCACTGACAACCGATGGATAGTCGGACGCGATCGCCGATATCTGGTCCCATGACAAAGCCAGAATCCCGTTTGTTGACTGGAACGCGATCTGCAGATCGCCAAACGTCGAAACACCATATCGACTTACATCAAGCGCGGAGGATTTGGTTGTCGTGTCCTTAACCCATTTCAGGCCATCAAACTCATGCCAGATACCGCCTACAAGACGCTTATCCCCTACTTTTGCGCCCTGCCATGCCTGGGTAGTTACTCCGAGCAAATCCCAATTAATACGGCTTTCAAAGCGGCGTGATAACGCGGTTTTCATCGACTCATTGGATACACGACCGTCCTTTTTCACCACCAGGGTATTGCGGAAGCTGGTGCGTTCCATGTCGCCGTAAACAAATCGCTTCCCTTCGGTTGTAAACCATTTCCCTTTGAGGAAGGTATCCCAAAGGACGTTTGCCGATTTGAGCGTTGCATCATCCGTGTCGGGGATCATCTCCAGGAAGGTTTCCGGGTGTTTACGCAATACCCATACGTCCACCACGGTATCTGTACCGGATTCGCTGAACGTACCAGAAGGCATACGATGCGCGCCCAAAAATTCCGCTTTACGGCTGACTTTATCGCGCAATTTTTTGTATTTCGTACCATCGGTCATGCCATTCGGCACCACCAATACAATTAGTCCACCAGGCTTAACCTTGTCGATCGTGCGCAGCACAAAATAATTGCCAACGTTCTTCTCGTTTGCATATGCCGGATCAAGCCCGGCGACGCCGGAACGCCCTTCACCAAACGGTACGTTACCAACTGCGTGGTCATACATTGCATCTTTCGCCGCCAGCGCCTCAAACGCCCCGATATTCACATCATCTTCCGGGTGCAAAAGCTGGTTTATTCGACCGGAGATCGGAGACAGTTCGGCGCTGGTCATTATCATGCCCTGCCGTTTTGTCTCCTGGAAAATACCTGTGCCTGCTGACGGTTCCAGTACGTGACCGCTATCAATACCGTAGTCGCCGAAGAGATCCCATATACCTTCTGCCATAAACTGTGGCGTATAGTATTCGTATTGGCTGCCCTCACCATCTGTCAGGCCGCCTTCACCGGTATACCCGGCAAGAATCTGACGCTGTTCGTCAGTTAATTTCGCCCCATCGAAGCCAGGCGGAAGGGAATTAAGAAGATTTACTGCGGCGTTGTTTGCTGCCCGGCGTGTTTTCTGAATACTGACGCCATCGACTTTCTTAACGCCAAAGGTCACTACAGCTCGCGGTTTATGCAACCGACTAACAATTTCAATCAGCGCCCCAATGCTGGTGGCCTGGCTAATTGAATCAATTATTTTGTCCAAAGGAAGCCCCCTCAAAACCGTTAAATCCGCCTTAAGCGGTTCGGTTTGAGAGGGTATGGAGAATGTTATTTTCAGGGATGAACGACACTACCGTCAAAATCACATACTCACCATAGTTTGCCTACTTATTAACCCATGAGCGGGAGAAATATATGGCAAACATTGAACCTCGCTGGCTTATTGAGGCCCGTAAAAATATTGGAGTCACCGAAATAAAAGGAGCGAAACACAATCCAGAGATCGTTCAGTTCTGGCGGGATATTAAGCGCAGCGGAATTAAAGACGACGAAACGCCGTGGTGCGCTGCATTTGTTGGTGCAATGCTGGAACGTGTAGGTATCCGCTCAACAAGATTTGAGTCGGCAAAATCCTATCTGGATTGGGGCGAGAAATTAGATACACCGGCATACGGATGTATCGTTGTATTTACTCGCGCAGGCGGTGGGCATGTAGGCTTTGTTGTCGGACACCGCGCCAATGGCGATCTGCTTGTCTTGGGTGGGAACCAGGGGGATGCTGTTAATATTCGCGCATTCCCAACATCAAGAGTGTCTGGCTATCGCTGGCCTGCTGGCGAACCACGCAATACAGCTCTGTTACCAGTCGGAGACGCAGCAACCTCAACTAATGAGGCATAAAAAAGCCCCGGCCAGGCCGGGGCATCACACTTCAAGTTACGATCCAATCATTACCGACTGCATCCGCCGTCGATAAATCGACTTCCCGGATCTGGTATCCATTGATACAAAACCATCCAGTAGTAGAGCTATTATCAGGCCAGACCCATACACCAACACTCCATGCTTTACGGCGGCACACTTCAGCCTGTCCTTCCCTGATTTTTTTTACCGCCTGCATGATGTCCATCACTCGCCTCCCCAACCGATTACCTGGAATTGCCCCATCCTTGGGTGATACCAGCGTTTTCCTCGGTGTTCAGCCTCCGACATCATCAGGGTAAAGGCATTCATGAAGGGAGATAAGGCCACAATAGTACGACGCGACAATACCCCCTCTGGCGTCAAAAACTCATGCGTATCTGTGGGGATCCGGTAAGCGTTGACCAGGTTGCGGCATTTGGCTTCAGTCAGGCCGCATTTCGCCGCCAACTGGCGATAGCCAATGTAGCCTTCTGGTATGTTGCCTTTCTTGATCTGCTCGACGGTTTCAGCGACCTGGCTAACCTTTGACTCAACAGCATGAAGCCGCTTTTGCTGCTGAACTGCATTCGCAGCCATTGCAGCGATCATCTCTATTTCGGTCAACGGCTGGCGTACTTGTTCTTCCAGTTCGCGCCAGCGGTCCACCAGCCGGGCGGTGAATTCGGGAGAGAGCTGCGCGACGACGATAATGCTATCGCGCTTGCCTTGCTCGCCTTCGAAGACGTAAGCCTCAACACTACGTCGTAGTCCTAAGTTATTGATTTTTTCGAAAACCTCAATTTGAGGACGAACAATAACGCCACCTTTGGCTAATGTCTCAATAGTGCGTTTCACATTGTCATGACGTTTTCCCACCAGCTCCGCGATCTCAATGCTGGTCATTGATGGCTTTTCGAGAATGCAGATATCCATCAGTGAGCCTCCGCAATGCCGGGATTGGTAATATTGCGATACCAGGGATTGGTGTTTGGTTGTGGGGAAGTAGAGAAACGACCAGTGAGAACGCCATACTGATCAGGGATCAGAGAACGGGCTTCTTTTTCAGTTGCGGCAATTGCGAAGTGATCGCAGTGTTTTTGCAGGGAGTGAAAACGCCAGATGAATTCTGGACGTGAGCAAGGATTGGCATTAACCATAGTTACGGCCTCGTAAGTTGATAAACAACCTGCGACCCGCTGTCAAACAGGTGGCAGGACGTGACAGGGTTGACAGACTGGCACTTACGAAACCAGCAGGCCGAAGCCTCCCCATCACGCCCCACCATAATTCGGGCGTAACGTGGTTTTACGGACACAAAAATACCGCAATATCGGAAATGTGCGGTTGTCCGCGTAAGTATTCAGGCTGTCAAACCTGGTCGCAGAATTTGCTACGACGGCATGAATATAAGCCTGAACATTAGAAAGATCAACAGAATTTTTATCAAATGCTGTTTTTTAGTGACAATGTAAATCATACATTCTTGATTAGAAACATCAATTTAATTTTCTAACATACATTTTCGAGCGATGAAATTCCCGCCGCACGGTTATTGTACAGTCAATCGCAACATCATCCCCGAAAGCCCTCCGGAATTGACCAGTCTTCCCGGTCAAATTCAGACCTATAGCCACGCTGTTTCATCAGGTCAAATGCTTCATTGATGGTTGCACATCCCTGGGAAGCAGAATAATCCATAGAGAAATCCAGGGCGCTGGATCGTTTGGGCTTATTCACTGTGGTAGCACTACGTAACCATGCAAATTTTTTTGCCAGTTTTTCAGCGGTACGATACAGAGCCTGCCGTTTTGCGTACCCCTCGTCTGAACGACGCTTTGCAGCTCTCGCTTTTGCTGCCGCCAGGCAGTGGTTGGTATGTTCTTCCCTGATTACTGTCAAGCCATTATCCGCTTGAGAACTATCTGCTGGTGAAGCCTTTGGCTGAACCGCGCATGATCTTTCTCTTCTTTTGGCTATAGAGTGACTCTTATTTTCTATTGGCTGTTCATTTTGAACATGGGGGGACTTGTTCAATTTGAACAGGGGGTTCCCAGTTTCAAAAAAATAACGAACCTTTGAAATCAACTGCTTAACCAGTTTTGTGGCGTTGGCAAATTTGATGCCCTGCTTACTCCCTATCTCCATTGCTACATGAATGAAGTGGAGAAATTGTGTTGTAAACCGGTACACGTTACACACCTGAGCATTGTTATTCGCTACCTGATGCTGCTTAACAAGCATTCCGCACTTCGTCGCTTCGGTAAATGCCCGGCGCACAGTAGAAATACTGCGTCCTGTAATCTCGGACATATCAGCATATGAGCGACGGATCATGTATTCATCGGTAGCTCCTGCCAGGTTGGCGAACTCGGCAATAATGGCGCTATGTGAAGGGGAAAGAAAACCGCTATGACGAGCAAAAAAACTCAACTGATGACCTTTGATTTTTTTGTGGTATTCAGTGTTGTTTTTATACTCAGAAGTGTTGAAAGTAACTGAAACTGAATTTAAAATACTCACCAGATAGTTCCGTGAAAAATCTATCTACCGTATAAATCTATGCCAGTGGATTTATACACCCAAAAGCCGCTACTCAGCGGCTTTTGCTTTTTTTGGCAGTCGCTACCGAAGCAGTGACCGCGATCCTACTCGATCACGTGCCGTCGGATCAACAGTGTATAAAAACACACTGTGTTAGAAAATTAAGCTAGCTTTTAGCTCACATCCTCTTAGACACAAAGATCAGCGGAGTCACCGTCTTGTTCTCTTTCACCGGTATTTCTTGTTGTTTATTGGCTGATATTGGCAGACCATAAGTGGCATTAGCCCCTAGGGATTCAAGCATCGCTGCGACAATGCGTGCATCATCCTCTGACTGCATACGGCAGAGCGCCCGGCGCTGTTCTGCGCTGATAAAAACAGGCATTTCCTGGATAGCATCACGCAAAATACGGCGGCATTTCTTCGCGTTCTCCCCCTGGCTTTCCATCATCGCGGCCTGGTCGCGTAGTTTGTCGCGAAGCTGCATATTTTCCACTTCAAGATGTATCAGTTCCGACTCCAGAACTTCACGTTGTGCTGATTCGAATATGGCTTGCTGACTCTTCATTGCTGAAAAGTGGTGAACCAGATCCGTAGCAGCATTATCGGTAAAACCTTGTTCGATAAGTGCCGCATGAATCGCCGCGTCGCGTTCTTCTGCTGATTCAAGCATCAGGCTTTTCTTGTCGAGGCTGATATAGTTAGGCACAGTTACGTAATCAAAACCGTGAAAAGACTTTACCAGGGATACAGAGTAATCTGGACCAGATGTAGCCCATGACCAACCACCTGCGCCAGAATTAATCATACCCTGAACAATACGTCCGGTGTCCGTATCCAGTATTTCCTGTGTATGGGTAACAATGCCGTTGTCGTCAATTGAAATGTCGATAGTCCTGTTTGACGGCACGTTCTCCAATACAACAGGCTTCCCATCTACCATCACAACAGAGACTTCCGGCAAGTCCAGGCTTTTCGTTTTGTTATAGTGCATCGCCCGGCGACCATGACCGTAATAACCATACATCTCACCCAGTGCGATACGCTCTTTTGTTTCTGGCGAGTTGAATGTGTCTCGTACCGACTGGATAACGTAATTGCGATTGTTCTGAGGTGTGTGTTTGCGGATTTTCTCTACCAGGGAGAAGCGATCCGTAACGGTATTCAGTGATTGCATTATTTCCCTCCGGTTAATTATTGCTCATCACAAATTTTGCAAAGTTGATTAATTGTTCTTGCGTCCAGTTTTCCGGATCGTCACCGGACGACAACGGCGCGGATTCGTACATACCATGCTCGTTGTTTTGCTCTGATTCATTCGCCTTAAACTCTTTGATCATTACGTTGAGAGTGTCATCGTCGATACGAAGCTGTTCGGTGAACAGATAACGCATAAACGCGTCGCTACCCGCCAGTTTCGGGTTGTTCTGGATCTGGTCCATTATTTGCGAGATGACAGCTACGAAGTTGGCGCGCGCATCCAGCTCTCGGTTTTCCTCTTCCTGGATAGCTGTGTTCATTGAGTTGAATTGCACGTCATAAGGACGGTTTTTTTCGGTGTAAACCTTCCCGTATTTATAAGCGAGGTGAATGTCATGAAGCCGATAAATAGTTCGCTGGGCGGCCTGTCTGATCCAGTTCGCACGTAATGCGGCCTGGATAGCTGTTTGCTGCCAACCGCCTTCTCCAAGTCCCCCACTCATCTGATCAGCCCAGCCAAGCATTGTTGCGTCAATGCCGAGGCTTGCCGCGAGCTGTCGGAGATGAAACATAACGTCTTCGATACCACTGATATCTGCGGGTATAGATTGCGTATCAATGGTGATCCCGTTCTTCCCATCCCCCATGACAGGTATCAGATGGTTAAGTACAGATGGGAGAGCATTAGAATTAATCGACCGTTGCGCTACGAGGTCGCTATGGCGCTTCAGCGCCTGGCTGACCCCGCGCGTATAATTCGCCGCGTTTACCGGATCTATCGTGTTCGTTGTGAGTGCAATCAGGCGATCAATTTTTGCAGCGTTGTTTCGCGTTGCTTTCAGCGCAGCAAGCGCGGCACATAAATTCAGGTAGGGTTCATAACTGTATTCAAGAAACGACGTACCGTAGTTCTGCGTCTCCATTAACGGCTTGTCCTGCTGTTCACTAAGCAAGGAATAGCCTTTAGTGCCGTAAGTTACTGGCATTACTTTATGCTGAGGCGTCCAGTACGGGTTTTTCATGGAAACCAGATTCCACGGTTCGGTTATAACTCTGCGCAAAGTATGCGTATCCAGAATATAATCACCGCTGAATCCGACAAGTTGGCTACCGCGATAAAACTCCTGAATGAAATGAGGGAGCGTGTAATAGCTCGACTCAATTCCAGTTATCCCCTTCCCTTGCTCTGCATATGGACGGATATACGACACACCGAAAATAGCCATGATCATGGCCCACGATGGCAGGCCATCATTAATCATTGAGCTTAAATCAGCGGTCAATTCCTCACATCGACTTACAGCCTCCTTATCCGCCCCATTTTTCGGAGCGAGAATAAATGCGAGGCCTGTTTTTTTTGATGGAGCCAGAGAATGCGCAATGTGAATGTTTAATGCTGTGGAGATAGTCGGACTTTTCGCCATCGTCTCCAGTATGTTGTATTTTTGCAGGCGGTCACTCGGTAATTCTGCCGATATAGATACTGTATCCGCCGCGCTTGTCATGCCATCGCTATTGCTCCCCAGGATGCCAGGACGCAAGGCGGACAGGCCAGAACGAGCAACGACGCTATGCCCGCTCGCAAATACGACCGGATCGGCAGGCGTAACATCACCACCGCTGAAGGCTTTCTTCAATGCCGACAGAAAGCCCTTGTTTTTGTCTTTCGTTGCCATGATTCACCGCAAAAGGTTTCCGATTTCGTGGCAGCTTATCCAGTGTGTGATTTCATCAGTAATTTTTCGTTGTTTTCACCATATGCTGATGTTTTTTCATATGCGGAAATGCTTTTCCAAAAACGCAACCACCAAACAAATAAGTTATGTTTATAAACATTTTTGTTGTGTTTTATGTCTTTTGTGTTACTATTCTTATCGCCCATGATGGATAAATTGCATAAGGAAACTTGTGAAGTATTCAGAGTTCAAACGCTGGTTAATCCAGCAAGGGGCAGAGTTCAGGAAAGCGCCAGGTGGCGGCAGTCATCAGAAAGTGAACCTGAACGGAAAGCGGTCGGTTTTCCCGGACCACGGTTCAAAGGAAATGCCTGAACCGCTACGCAAGAAAATAATGAAGGACCTGGGGCTTTAAGCCCCAGCCTTTTTCACTAGGAGCTTCTCTATGTTTAACTATCCGGTAAAACTGGAGCGCGACGACAAAACCGGCGCGTATGTCGTATCATGCCGCGACCTACCATTGTTTAATTCCGTGGGTGACTCAGTTGAAGAAGCGTTGCTTGAGGCTGGTTATGGATTGGTCGCAGCGGTTGCGATTGAGATTGAAGAACGCCGACCTGTTCCCACTGGTAGCGAGCCAAAAGAAGGTGAGTACGTTGTCTCTTTGCCAGTGCTACCAGCAATGAAGGCTGCACTCCACAACGCGATGATAGAAACCGGCACACGCAAAGCAGAGTTGGCGCGCAAACTCGGAAAAAATGGAACACAGATTGATCGGCTTCTCGACGTCGAACATTCATCGAAAGTTGAAACTGTCGAGCTGGCACTGCATCAACTGAATAAAAATATCGCCGTATCTGTCACACCAATGCGGTGACTGCTCCCCGCCCTGGCTGGGCGAGGATTTACGGGGTATTTGTTAAAAACGCTCTATTCAAAGAAGAAATACCGAATCCCCCGGAGGTTATCCGGGGTGTCCGGTCGCCAGGTCAGGTTTCCAGCCCAAAATCGCTTTGTTCTGTTTTGGCTTCGAACATCGTGAAGTTAAGCCCTTTCCCCTCTCCATGTTCCAGTTCAATCTCATTAGAAACAGCGGTCAAAATACTACGTAGATCGACATCTCCACCGCCGAACATATCGCCCAACGCCTGCTGTTTATGAATCAGTTCGTCGTTGATTTTTTGTGCCATTTTTTTGAATGCAGCCCCCATGCGCTTCGCGCTTCGATTATTTGCCACGATGAATAGCGCCAACGCCTCAGCTTCCGGCGTGCTATCACCGAAGAGTCCGCGCTGGGCTATCACCTCTTCCACTGCCTGACCGTTGTCTTTGGCTTCACGAACAAGGTTAATCGCGTCCTGGAGTGCTGCTATAGCCTGTTTATCCAGACCGTTCACCTGCTCTATACCATCAACCAGACCAGTTACAGCATCATGATGTGCATCGCCAGAAATCGACTGCATTTGCGCAAAGTCACTGGCTGCTGTATTAAGCGCGGTCAGGATATTGCGCATTTCCGGATCCGGTTCTTCCGCCACAAGCCGAACAAGTCGCTCATCCTTATAGGCTTTGGCAAAAATCGCATTCTGAATGCGATCGATAAGCTGTTTCGTTGGACGTCCATCGGCTGTAAGCAAACCTGCCGTCGCCGTATCACCTATTTCGCGCAAAAACGCACGAATAAACGCATCATTGGACCGCGCCAGTAGATTTCCATCATCTGAAGGATTAAATAGCGCCATGACGCTCTCAGTGAGAAATTGCGCATCCGCATACGCTTTCTCACTTGCAGCCATCTCTTGCAGATCGCTGATGTTTGAGTCGCGTGCAAATTGAGCACGATCAACGTCAGTGAGGCGCTCGCGAACCAGTACAGGCATCACCATTGCCCTGACGTCTTCGGGATTAAGGCCAAACTCTTTAGCGTGATCGATAAGATATTGTCGGTAATCTTCAGCCTGCCCTTGTTCATAAGCACGCCAGATTCCCATGCTTCGACCATTACCAGACTCAACGACATTATCCGGACCAACAATCGGGGAACCATGACTACTCATACCCGAATCAGTGAGTTGTGCCGGGCGTAAATTGGCGGCGATACGGTTAACCTGGAGCTTGCTTGACAGTCGGGTGCGATCGCGAGGCTGGAGTTCCTCCGGAAATGACGGATTTATACTTCCGTCCAGGTTGTTAGAAATGATGAGCTTTTTGGCATCAATAACCTTGAACGCTGTTTTAACTTCGTCGCCTTTGCTGGTGACGACATAGCTGCTACGCCCCAACTTCGTCTCTTGCTTTTCAAGAGATGACACCACAGCGATAACCCCCTCAATGTTCGCTGCGGCCAGAAGTGCTGATGTTACGTTTTGAGTCACAATTAACCACCTTTCTGTAAAAAAGGCAGTGTAAAAAGTGTGTTATTTCGCTGACTATTTTAAGAAGAAAGGGGCATTCTGCCCCTCTCTTTCACGCTGCATACCCGTTAGCTGAAACCCAGTTTACGGTCTGTTCTTTGGCCTGGTCGAGTGTCAAAAATTCACCAATATATTGAGATATGCCTCTCAAAGCATCGATGAACTCCATTTGTGATGATTTAGTAAATGCACCACTAAGGAAGTCAGCAACAATTTTAGGCGTTTCTTGTGCCGCCGGTTGCACTTCCTCTTCTTGCTGTTGTGCTGGATTATTCGATGAACCAAGCCCCAGCTTCATCATCACTTCAACTATCCGCACGCCAATAGTGACACGTTGTACCGCAGTCGCGCTTTTTTGCGCTGACATCAGCTCAGACAGTTCTTTGCCTAAGCTAAGGCGCTCCGTTACTGATATTTTCACCACACGCCCCCTTGTTGTATCTCTGCCAGAATGTTGATCAGGTGATCGGCTGCCGCACCGACAAGTGACTCGTTCTCATCATATCGACCTGCGTTGATAAGAACATTAGCTGCCTCCTGAATGCGATCAAACTCCGCTCTAATCACCGTCAAATCACGAGACGTAAACTGCAACGGCACGGATTTCAGATATTCCAGCGCACTGTCCGCCTCCTGATCAGCCTCACTAACTACTGGCCCATCTGAACCTGTATCAGACTCTTGGGGGGATTCAGGTTCAGACTCAGGTTCTGGTTCTTGTACAGCTTCCGGTGCCTGATCTAATGTCTGTTCAGCTTCGACTACTTCTGATTGATTCTGAAGCGCGTCATAGATATCCATTATAAAAAGGTTCTCCCCATCTCCAAGTGGATAAGCGACGTTAGGAAATGCTTTGCGGAAGAGGATTTTTATCTGCGCCTTAAAGGTTTTCAAGTCGCTTCCAAACAGATCAACATAGCCATCAATATGGTTCGACATACTGGACGCAACCAATTCGCCTGCAATCTCTTTCAATTCATCGTCACCAGGGAGATATAGCAACTCGTACTGACTGACTTCTTCGTCTGTCAGTTTGCGGTCATACGTAATGATTCCGTGACGAGCATATTCGTAATACGGATCAGCCTGATCAGGACGGTCAAGTACAGCTTTATTTCCTTCAGGAACCGCACCAACACCCGCCGGGCGAGATTGGAGCGCATAGCGATATTTACCAACTTCCAAGGGATCAGGATGTGATTCTGGTTGTGGCTCCTGTTCAGGCTGCGGCTGATCAGTTGGCTCAGGCTGGCCCGGCAACACATCCACTTTGTATTGATCAGCATTATGTTCACGATAGGCTTTAAGTAATTTGGTTGCAGCGTCCGCTGAACTCCCACCTTTAACAGCACTGACATCAATACTGAAATTGCCTTCTGGTGCCTCAATCGTGACAAAGCTATCACTGCCTGACGTGACATACTTAACTACAGCACCATTATCCAGCGTTGTTTGGCCTTCTGTAGCAAGATTATGTTTTATGTGTCGCAGTTGATCATTGAAGGCACGCTCTTTAGTTCCTTGGCTCTTAGCTGACAATAAATTATCGCGTTTAGCCTGCAATTCCGCGTTAAGGGCTTTTTGTGCGTCTAATTTATTCTGCATATCATTGAGTGTTGAGCGTTTCTCTGCCAGCCCCCGCTGTGCGTCTTCAACCTGCTCAATCAGCACAGAACGTTCTTCTGCCAGCTTGTCGGCTTCATTGAGATACCCCTCAATATCAGCCTTCATTTTGTCCTGGCGCTCCTTTGCTTTTTTGAATTTTGCACTGTTACGCTCAATGAGGTTAGAAAGCGCCTGACACACCTGGCTCAGAGATACATCACGCCCACCGATTGGCGCAACAACATGCGTAACGTTTCTTTTGTTAAGAAGAAACTGAAACGCAACCAGCTCGTCATCCCCTTTAATTCTTGTGCCGTCTGCGGTTGGAGAATGGAAAATTATGCTTGTCGTTTGCCCATCGGTTAGAGGTATTTGTGCTGTTACAACAGGGATATTAGCAACCCGGCGCACGCGCCCAATGATTGCCCCACCGATACTATTACGTCCGTCTTCATATTCACCTGCCTCATCCGTACCCGCAGCAATGTTAGTGCCATTCAGGCCGCGATTAAGCGCCCGGACAAATGCTCGCATTGTTTGCGCTAACCGCAATTTTGTTGTGGTTATAGCTTCGAACATTGCCTCATTGGTAGTTACCAAAATTTCGTTGCCCATATAGGCCAGCTCGATATCTTCCAGCGTCGCAGGCTCGATAAGTAAATCATCCTCGGTGATATCTTCCGCCACCCAACGATTAGGCGTATATCCAGTGAGCGTATCTGCAAAAGTGGACTGGATATTTATTCGAATAGGTTTCTTTATCATGCATCTTCCTCCAGGCGCGCTATTTCTTCTTTCAATACGCGAGTTTTCGCCAGTTCCTGCGCCATCTCGGTTCTAATGATTTCAGTTTCTCTTGTTGCGCGGTCTGAATTACCTTGCACCTGATTTAATTTTTCTTTGGCCCTTTCAATATCCTCGCGGATCGCATCGCGAGATTCCTTTGCCTCTGCTAGTTTCTGCGCATTGGACTTAACGCCTTTTATTTTCTTATTTCCATCATCAATATCTTTCGCCGCACGAGCTAACTTACGCGCCAATGATTTCTGAAATGATGATGCGCCTTTATTAAATAAAGCAGCCAGTGATTGCCCTAAAGCCGTCAGCGTTTTAACTGGCTTGAAAGGAACAATTTTTCCGTTCAGTTTTACACCAGAAATATCACCAGTATCATTAACCTGAACGTCCATCGTCTGCTCATCGATTCCGATAAGGGTAAACGTGCGCGTCATGATCCCGTCTTTCTTCCTGCCATTACTGGCGGGGATCACCCTCGCTATCTTGTAGCCTCCTTTACCGATTTCTTTGACGAGTTTTGCCAGCCCCTTTTCGTTTAACTCATCATAATTAAGAAGAACATAATTAGACTTATTTGACATTCCAGTCTCCTTCACACTTTTCAATCATAAACTGGCGTTCTATGCAGTCATTGATAGGGAAAATGCGATAAAGCGGATTCAGGCGGCAATTACCGTTAGTCAATGTGACCTTTAGATCCCACTTCGCTGGCTCAAGATATTTCGTGTCGATGAGCAAATATTGTCACGAACGGTGCAATAGTGATCCACACCCAACGCCTGAAATCAGATCCAGGG